CGGGTTCCGGTAACCACGACGATACGGCGGCTGCATCTGCCCCAACGGCTGGCTCACCGAGCCGCCCTGCATCGTCCCACTTGCTGAGGCCTGCACCCTGGATGGGTCGATTCGCTGCTGCGCGGGGTTCTGTGGAGTGGTGCTAGGGACCGGTGGTCCTACCGGTTCGCGTTGCGGCTTGATCCCACCAGTTCCAGGAGGGACTGTGGTCGGGGGCTGTTTTGTCGGCGGCATCATCGGAGGTCCGGAGAGTTGCGGCTGCCCCTTCTCGGGCTTGAAGCCGCCGGTCTGAACGGGGGGCTGAAACTGCATCCCCTGCCCGGTGGTCGGTTGGACGCCACGCCCCGACATCCCGTCGATGCCGCGCTGCATCGGCGGCTGCTGAGGCTTTTGCGGCTCGAACTCCGACCACGGGTTGTTGGGGCGGGCCTGTGGCTGGTTGCCACGCTGGGGGTTGATGGGCTGCCCACCCCATGTAGAAGAAGGGGCCCCTGAATACGATGGGTTGACCGGACCTCCGCCAGTGGTGGGAGGCGTCCATCCAGGCAGACTCATTTGTTGCCCCTGCGGCTGCGGCATCCCGCTGTAGCCACCCTGTCCGCCCTGCTGCTGGGGGCGCCATGGAACCCTTCGGTTCTGCTGCTGCCCGCCACCGGAGTAGGGCGACTGACCACCCATCATCTGCTGAAACTGGTTCTGAAGCTGTCCCATCGTTCTACTCCTGTCCCCGGAAGGGGTTCTTCTTGACGTACTGAGAATACTGCGCTAGCCGCCCTCGCATTCCCTCGAATTGCTGAGGCTGGTATCCACCACCCTGATATCCACCGCCCTCGAACGTCACTCCCTTCATCGGGATTGACGCCTTGTAGGGGTTACTAAACCTGCCTGGCCCACCCTCGGACCCCGGAAAGACCTGCTTCCCGATGTTGTCGAAGACTGACGTGTCTTGCCCCTTCCCAAGATTCGGAACCGAGGGCCCCGGCACTTGGGAGACATCAGGCTTCGGGTAAGTCGGTGCCTTGACCGGCGGCATCGTCTCCGGAGGCTGGTACTGGGGCGGCATCGGCGACATCACCGGCTCAGTGTTCATGCCAACCTGCTGCGCCGGGATCGGGAGGGAAGTCTGGGCTGGGGACGGAGGGCTCTGGAGGGGAACGCTCGCCCCGCCACCGTAGGCCTGTTCCTTTTGCTGCGGTTGGTAGCCCATCAGAACTCCCTGTTCACCTTGAACGTGTTGTAGTGCGCATTCGTGAATCCGTAAGTTCCGACAATCTGGGTCTTCGCTGCGGCGTCCGGGTTGTACACGCTGGCTATCAAAGTATCCCCCACCGCCAAGTCAACGGTGGTGTCAATCGTGATCGACACGTCGTACCCGGTTCCGTTTTGATGGAAGATCGCAACGGCCGTCCCGTTCTTGGAGATGCGGAGGTCCACTGTCTCGCCAACCGGAAAAGCGTCAAGCATCACGGTCACGCTAGAATGATAGGTTCCCCCGTATTTCGCCGTGTAAGTAGAGGTCCCGTCGAAGCATGTTTCTCGGTCAAAGTCATACAACCCGGGAGTTGCGCCCACAACATCCCAAACAAGGGTAGTTATCCCCAGCGCCGCAATGTTTCCGGCCGCCGGGGCGGCGTTCTTTACGAGCATCATCCCGGCATCCGTTCCAACGTATGCCGGAGCGACCCAACCAGTTGTCCCGAACTTTATACAGTCTCGGATCATCAATTTCGTCGCCGTGCCACCAATGATCTGGTCGTTGTCCGCAGCAACGTTCTTGTAGAGCGTGCACTCGTTCACATTCAGGCGGCCCGTTATCTTGGTGCCGTCCAGCAAGTACCCAGAACCCGTGTTTACATCGGTCTGGAGTACGCATCCCTGAAAGTTAAGACAGGGGATATAGACCGTTCCGCCGATCGTCGCGTCGTATCCGATGATCCCACTCGTCGACGCCTCGAACCATGTCCCGAAGAAGTTCGTCTGGCGGTACGTTTCGTACAGTCCACCTCCACCGTCGTAAAAGTAGATGTCGTACTTATTTTGCGTGAACGTCCCGCCGTTTATGTTTTCCCCGGATGTACTCTCGGCAGAGATGTAATCCATTACCAGCGCCCCTTTGCTGCACTGGATAAAGAACGGCTTGATGTGGAGGTTCCCAGATCCGCCGGTATGCACTCCGTACTCACAGGATGCGTAGTAGATGTTGTCGAAAACCGAGTCGAAGAACCCTATCTTTGTGTTGCCGGCCGTATCGTACCCAGCCCCGTTGCCTCTTATACCGTATTCAAGGAGGTAGAATGAGAGGTCCCGGAATGTCACGTTTCCGGTGTTGTACTCACCAACCGTGTTGCAGCCGCCGAGAATCCCAGTGACCTTACCGGTCGATACGCTGGCGTGTTTTCCGAAAAATAGGTTCTCGATGGAACACAGGGATATGTCGATGTGGGTCGTGGTCAAGATGACGCCGCCGACGTTCACCACGGCCCCGGCCGTATAGGGCCGCCAGAGGAGGTACGCTCCAGTGGCTTTCTTCCCGCCCTCGCCGCAGTAACTGACCCCGGCCTTGTGCGTAAGCCCGGTTCCGGCAGTCTTCCCGATGATGTATATTCCGACCGGAAAGTAAACCGTCGCACCGATGGTGGTCGCGTAGTCGATCGCAGCCTGGATGGCGTCCGTATCGTCGGTCGACCCGTCCCCCTTGGCCCCGAACCACTTCACGTTGACCCTCGGAGAGCGTTTCGTCCAGAAGTTGTCGGCCTTGATGACGTTGAGCCCGCTTTCGGTCGTCCGATAGAACGTCGACTCGCTTGTCATCGTGTTCGTGCCGCTGCCGTACGCAACCTGAGTAGCCGTAAGGGCCGTCTTGATTGTGATGTCGTCCGTGTTCTGGGTAACGCCGATCCCGTCCCCGGCGTTCAGCTTCCGGATCTGCGCCGTCGTCCCGGACATTCCCTTGTAGACCTCGGCTCCGGTTCCGACGTTCGAGAGGGCCGTCACTGTAGCTACCGGGGAGCTGATCGTGATGTCGTTCGCGTTCTGCGTTACTGTGGTCGCCCCGGTCCCGAGCAGTGTCCGGAGGTTTGCGGTCGGCCAGGTGAGGTTTTTGAAGACCTCGGCACCGCCCCCGATGTTGACCATGTTCGAGATGCCGGAAGACCCCGAAAGGATGAACCACTGGCTCTTCGACGTGTCGAACTGGGCAAGGGCCCCTTCCCCCGCCCCAAGAGAGATCGCGTTCGCGATGTTCCCGCCCTGCGTTCCGAAGGAAAACCCGTCCTGGGCATAGAAGTAGATTGGAGTCCCGAAATCCTGGGCATTGATCGTGTTGATCGTGGCCGTCCCGGTCACCCGGATAACCGGGTTGTTCACATAAACCACCGAGGAGGCCTGGATCTCCGTCCCCGCGAGGCGCCCCTGTCTTGAGACCTGGCCGATTGATCCCTGGATGCGACTCAGTGTCTCGTAGAGCAGGTTGTTCCCGAGCGACCCCGCCTTCTGGTTGAAGTTTCGGATGCGTGCCATCAGGTCTCCTACGCCGAGGTGCTATCCACTTTTCCGCGAAGGAACCCGTAGGTTGAATTCTTGAGAAAGACACCGATCCGGCGGATCGAGAACCACGCACTTTTTGTGTTCGAGTTGACTCGAACACCTTCGCTCGTGTGGTAGTTGTTCGCGCCAAGTTCGATATCGTGAGTCGGAGCCGAAATCAACGTCGCACTCTGGAGAGCCGTGACCGAGGCATCCGGATTCACGAGTGAAGTAGAGAGCGTGCCGTCGCCCCGCGCCCTCATCACGACCTTATCGAACGTGGACCTACCGATATCCTCTCCGATCGGGGCGGTCTCATACGTAGCGTCGATTGTCCCGGCGTTGTCCAGATAGATTTGTGGCCAGTCGTTTCTAAGAAGAGCCGCGCTCGTTTCGTCTGGTTTCTGGTAGACGATGTTGTGCCTTCGGGTGGGAGACACCGTACCGTCGTCTGGGGTTGCGGACATCGAGTAAATGGGCCTGGGCGTTCCGTAGGCATCGAGGGCCATTGCTCCGTGATGATAGGTAGCCACGTTTGCGGCCCCCGTCTTGGACTTGACCGTGTCGATCGACCACTTTCGCCCCTGGCCGGACGGGACTGGGTTCCCGAACCCCTCGGTGTAGTCGAGGCAGAGCAGGAGGTTATTTTCCTGGGCCCCGGTGGCCCGAAAGGCCGTCGTCCTGACCCCTACCTTGATCTGCTTCGTGCTCGGATCGACAACGACCCAAGCGAAACATGGGTCGGTCCAGTCGATCGTGTTCCACGTTGGGGTGATCTCCTGACTAATGACCTGTGGTGTGGCGCCGTCGAAAAGGATGAGCCCCGTCCGCGAGAGGATCACGACCCAGCCGTCCCCGTACCCAATTCCATGGAGGGACGGCGTCCCCGCCTGCTTGTCAACGAGGTCCACCGGCCACGCTACGGGCTCATCCCCGGTATCCCTCGTCACGTACAGACTACGATCCTTGGCGATGTAGAGGGAGTCGCGGAGACGGAAGCAGGTCCGGATGCGCTCGCCCTCGTCGGCGCCCACCGACAGAATCCCGGTAGAGTAATCGAATGTCTCCGGGTCTCTGGACCTGGACAGATAGAGCGTGTGCTGGTACGAAAAATCGTTCGCATCGTAGATCTCTATCCAGTCGATTTCCAGTGTCGCTGCTGCCGAGAAGGCCTGTGTACACTTCACCGTCATCGTGGCCGTTGCTCCGGTGACGGGAGCGGTTCCAAGAGAGACCAGTGACTGCGCGTCCTGCGACACCGCCACGATGAAGTCGTCGTATGTTGATGTATACGCGATATCTACGTAGGGGGCCGGGGCAGCAATTGCCCCGCCGGATGAGTCCGTGAGTGCGAGAGAAACACGAACGTTTCCGGTCGTTAGTGCGGTCGCTCGCGACCACCGATACCTGACCCTTAAATTTGGCCATGAGCCCGGGCGCAGGTAGAGGGAGTCAATGTTCGCAGTGACGCTGATACCGTGGTTTAGGGTCGGGGTCGTTATCAGGAGGGTGTCGTTGTTGGCTCCCGCCCCGAACCCGACCCGACCCGCCCCCAACGCAGTCCAGTATCCAGGAAAAGCAGCGTCCGACCCACCTTTGAAGTCCAGGTTTGGCAGCCCGATGACCGAGAACGTCGCCGCCCCTAGTGCGGTCGGCAACATCGTAGAGAACCACTCCGGCTTATCCCTCGCGCCCCACACAACTAGCCTGTCGGCATATGAGCAGACTCCTTCCGGAGCCGAAGGGATGCGAACCGTTGCGTACGGACGGGCCGGTTCGCCTAGCCCGAGAAGTTCGTCCTCGGACAGCGTGATCGCAAGCGTTGTGGTCGTGTTGTCCCACAGAACGGTTTTGTTGGGAACCCAGAACAGGTTCACGTCCCCGGCCGGGGCGATGGCAAGTATCCTTCCAGCCACATAGTTGGAACCGATTGGAGCGCCGACCACGTTCAGTTTTGTGGTTGCTCCGCCAGCGGGGACGTTGAAGTACCCGCCCCCACCGATAGCTGAGATGTACCCGTCCTTCCCAATGAACAGCCAAGCGTAGTAGTGGTCGCCCTCTGCGAGCCCGCCTGCCCCGGCCACCACGTTCACGTAGTGGCCAGCATCTGGCTTCCATGCCGGAGCCCCTACCCCAATCTGTCTCGGCGGAATACTAATGCTACCGTCGTACATGTAGATGCGCGATCGGCCATATGCGTTGTAGCGTCCCCCGTTGCTTCCGAACGTACCGTTCGGGTCATCGATGGCTATGTAGACACGCCCAAACAGGGTGTCTGCCTTCATCGTCAGGATCTTGTCGCATCCCGTCCCGGCTAGCTCGGTGTAATCGGTGGCGCCAAGTCGAAGCATCAGTTTCCCGGCCCCTGCTCCGGGAGCAGATGGAGTCGCCCCGGCAGCCGTGAGGTATAGCAGCGTCAGGTATCCCTGCCCGGGGACAAACGGCTTGATAGCGTAAATTGGGCTGGCCGCAGCAATCGCCGTCGCCCCGTACTCTAAGGACTGCTCGTACCCATACCTCGACCCTACCGTTCCCGGGTCGAACCGCACGTTCGTGCAGTTTGGGCTCATCCCCACGCCAAGGGAGAGCCGGTCAATCGACGTGCAAAGGCCCCCGAAGGTCCTGAGCACGAATGGCTGGAAACCTTCGAGGGCCATGTGCTACCTCAGCTAACCAGCCGCTTGAACCACGCGCTGATGTTCACTGTGATGTTGGTCATCGCACCGGACGCTTCGCCGCCGTCTCCGCCCAGGAGGATCTTGAACGTCGTTCCGTTGTAGTACGCCGTGTAGAGCTTGGCCGCCACCGAGTCGAAGGCCGAACCCGTGAGGGTGTGCGGACGGACGCCCGACTTGATGTTCATGATCCCCGCCGTGGCCGGCTGGTTCGAGAGCCAGAGAGCCGCCGGGAGGAGGATTCCGCCCGCCGCGTAGTCGCCGCCGTCGAAGGTGATCTTGCCGTCGAGCCGAAACTCCTGGCCAGCGTCGTAGACCTTGTTGATCGTGAGGGTGGGTTGTGCTGTCGCCATCTTGTGCTCCTTATCCTGTGATTCTCTTCGCCCATGCGGACACGTTGATCGTCACTGCATCCAAACTTGTGCTGGAGCACTCGGCGGTCTCGCCACCCAGCCTCAACGTCTTTGCCGTTTTGTCGAACCAGGCCTCGTAGAGGGGAGACGCCGTTGAGTCAGACGGGACTGACCCGGTCCCGGCCACGGTACCCTTGTCATCCCAAACATAGCTCGTGGTCCCGGTTGCGATCAGACCAGAGGTAGCGATCAGACCGGTCGTGTTGGGAGTCGTACCAGCGGTGGTCCGATAGAGGTCATACTCGAAGCCAGCCACGACTACGGCGGTGATCCTATTGAAGTTGGCGGGGACGGCCGTCAGGTCGGCGACTCCGTTCGCAATCGTCACCTCTGCGCTCGCGAGAGACGTTCCGTCCGAACGTTTCTTGACGATCGTGTATCCCCATGTCACCAACCCAGGCGTTCCCTGTGCTGCCACGGTGGGATTGGCTGGTGCTCCGGTGAACATCGGGTTGAACGCCGTGCCGTAGATGTCGTACGGGTACTTCCCGGACTTCTCGGTGATGCAGTTGAACACGGTCGTGATCGGAATCCCGCCCGAGGGATACGTATCCCCCACCGCGAACGTGATCTTGCCGGTCAGGTGGAATTCCTGCCCGGCGTCGTGGATGCCACTCGCTGTGAACGTTGGCGTACAAGCCATCCCGGCCTCCTATTGCTTCCAGACCGGCGTCTGGTACGCCGGGTAACGAACGATACCAGCGTACGGGGCCCGCCGTTGCGGCTCCGATTGCTGGGTCTTGATGGTCGTGTTGATGAAGTTCGAGAGAAGCCGGCCAGCCATGCCCTGCTGCCCCTCGGTTGCCGTGATCCCGTAGAGGCTGGCCATCTGAGCCTGCCCCCTGGACTGCGCCGCGAGGGACGCCGTCAGGGGAGCCAGAATGTTGACGGTGTCAAGGAGCGGGAGAGCCTCGTTAGAAGTCCCCGCAAGGTCCGAAACAGTCGTCCAGTAGTCCATCTTGACATCTCGATCCTCCGTGGAGCCCAGAAGCTGGATGTTGTGGGAGTTCCAGTCCCAGAAAAGCAGGGACGAGGTCTGCGTCGACACCGGAAGGGCCCGGGCACCCCTCATCGGGCTCCACTGGCTCTCCTCCTGGCCAACCGATGGTCCCGTCAGGGTCGCCAGAACCGTCAAGGACCCGTCCGCCGTGGTATCCGTCGCCGTGGTAGCCGTGTTGTTGGCCAGGGTGGACTGAACGTAGAGCACCGTTGCCCCCGCCTTGGACCGAAGCAGTTGCCGGGACGTGGTCCCGGCTGGTCCGAGCGGGATTGCCGACCAGAGGATGGTGTCGCCAAGGGCCGAGGTCACTGAAGCCGTGCTCGTCGGCACCGAGGTGCCCCAGGGGCCGATGAAGTTAACCGCGCAAACGTGGACGCCGGCGGTAACCGATCCGCCACCAGTCGAGTTCGTCACGGTCGGTGGGTTCAACGTGGACTTTCGCTCCATGAGCCGGTCGGGAGCAATGAGATTCGCCGGGAGAGCAGGCGTGCTTGAGAACGTCAGGACGGTTGTACCGGCCAGGAGCCGTGTCGCTCCGCTGTAGACGATGGTCGCTCGAACTTCCTGAACCCCGGCGTTTCCCAGCTCCGAAACGATGATCCCCTGCGCCTGATTGACGAGGGGAAGGATGAATGCGTTGGTGTAGATGGCCCCAGGCACGTCATCCAGGAGGGATCTCACCCTGACGCAGATGTCGTTGTACGTGGCAGCCATCTATCCCCCTTTAAGCGGTCTGGGCCTTGGCCCAGTAAGCGTGGCCTTCCTTGTCGTAGCCGATGAGTTCCGAGCAGTGCATGCACTTCTTGGCCTTGGGCTTGATCCGGTTCTGGCAGCAGGGGCAGTCGATCATCTGTGATCCCTCGACCGTGCCGAGCATCCACTCGCGCTCGATCCTCAGGATCTGGGCTGCCTTCTTCGCCAGGGACGGCACGAGTGCCGCATTCTTCCGGGAGCCGAATTCCATGTCACCGATCTCGACCTGTTTACGCGCCCATGCGTGCAGCCGGGCCTGCGCAGCCTTGATCTCGGCCGGGGTGGGCTCCTCCCCCACGGGGACGAAGACACCCATCTCCCACCAGGAAGACGTCTTGCCTTCCTTGGGGGTGTTGGTCTTCTCGTCCACGAACTTGGGGTCGAGACCCATGATGTCGAGAGCCATGGTGTTGCCGGTATAACACCGGACCACCGCGTAGTTGTTGTTCCCGAAGTCCTTCCGGTCTTCACCGGGCTGAACCATGAGGAACCCGGGCACATCGCCCTTCGCCCCGGGGAGAACACCCTGTCCGGTGTAGTGGGAGACGTAGAGGTCCCACGGGACCATGGAACAGAGCTTCTTCGGCTTGTCGTAGCCGGGCGGAAGCGCATTCCACACCGAGACCTGGGGCGTTGAACCGTACTGATCCGACATCTTTATCCTCCGTACTCAGACCTTCTGCGTCTCTCCGGTGTCATGGGACCGCTGACCGGCATCCATGCTTTCAACGGGAACGCTGCCATCGACTCTTCCATCATGCCCAGCTTTTTCTCACTCGCCCGGCGTTCGCGCTCGGCGAGTTCCTCGGCAACCTTCGCGTGAATCTCAGCCCGGCTCCGTTCCACCGTCTTCCGGTGAAGGTTCAGGGCCTCGATCAGCAGGGTCACCGTGGGTGACATGAATTCTTTCGTGATCCCTTCTTCGAAAGTGGCAATCCTCTCGTAATCACGAGAGACGGGATGCAGCCACTCCAGATGCCACCGCTCCAACCAGCGTTCGGGGGTCGAGTACCGCCCGCGATCGTGGTAACCCCACGTCAAGCGGTAGTTCATGTCACCACCAAGCGTCAGCCCTCCATGATTCCGGAGGGTCTGCCACCATTCCTTCTGCGTGGCCATGTCTCTGGTAGCACCGATTGTGATCTTCATGGTCCTCGAAGAGAGGATGGAGCGGGACCCCTGCCCCGCTCCATCTCTATATAGCTATGTACCGAATTCCTTATACCCAGTAGGTATCGCCAGGGATCCGATTGACCCGTTCAACCCAGGGTCATCACAGCAGAGCTGTGACAGGCCCGCAAGGTAGGTGACTTCGGATGATGCCAAACCACCAGAGGCACCATAGATGGGGAAGGTCGAAATGTCGTCGACCGTGTAGAGGCCGAAGGGAACGGTCTCGACCCTGAAGAAGTTCTCCAGGTTGATCACGTCCACACGGGAGGGGTTCTGGTTCGGAGCCGTGAACGTCGGGATGCCGTCGACCTCGAACTGGTCGGGGTTGTAGAGCATCTCGATTCCGGAGCGAGCAGAAGCCTGCTTCTGGATGACGTTGATCAGGAGGGCCAACTCTTCGTAGGCCTGCCGCTGCGCGGGGTTCCAGATGACCATCCAGTTGCCCTTCTTGAAAGCTCCGTCACGGAACAGTTCCATCCGGGACTTGAGAACGCGGAAGTGGGTCGGCACCATCGCACCGGAAGCCGCATCGACAGCGATCGAGCGGATCTGCGGGTACGTGGCACGCGCCATGTTCATCCACAGGCCAGTGGACGCCGAGGAGTTGTGGTACGCCAGACCCCAGAACCAAGTCGGGGAGGCGCCAGTGACTCCATCCGGGAGAAACTTGTCGCCAGAGGCCGAGCCTCCGGGGACAGTCGAGGTGATAGTCGCCGTGTAAGTGACGTGGTCGATGGAATCGACTGTCACCGTGCCGAGCGGAGCACCGAGTCCTGTCGGGTAGACGGTGTACCGCTGCCCCTGCCGGAGCCAGCGAGTGCCGATCGGAGCGGTCATCACGGGAGTGAGACCGGTGCCGCCGGAGGAGACAGTCGCGAGAACGCCAGTGCCGTCACCGAAGTAGTACCGGTCCATCTGGGCCTTGTACTCGCTGGTGCCGTCCTTCAGGAGGTCCTGCACTGCGTTCTTGATGGCGATGTCATTGCTCGCCGTGTTCCACTGGATCGCCCGGGTGGACTCCAGTGCGACGAGGAGAGGGATCGTGGTGACCGAGGCCTTCTCGAAGGCCGGGCCCGTTCCACGTCCCATGTCGCCGCCGTCGGGGTTCCAGGTTCTGACCTGGCCGCCCGGCTTCAGCTTCTTGGCGATGATCAACCCGCGAGGGCCGATCTTCTCGACATCCCGCTTCTCGATCATCGAGCAGAAGTTGACTTCCGCTTCGTAGAGGGCGGGGACGAGGTCTCTGTATTTTTCCTTGAATAGCGCCTGGGCGCTCGTGTTGGAAAGCGGTCCAACTGACATGATGTGCTCCTATTTGAAGGTTGCGTCAAACGCCGCGAAGACTGCATCGGCACCCTTGCCCTTGAAGTCACTCGGCTTCAGGGAAGGGCGGGACGGCACTGCCGGTACTCCGGAGGCCCCGACATCTCTACGGGTCGTCGCTGTTTTTGCTCGTTCCTGCCGCTTCGCCAGGACGCCACGGATCTTTGCTGCCTCGCGCTGCAACACTGGTGTCGCAACGTGAGGGAGGAGAGCCTTTGCCTGTGAAAGCAGGTACTGGACTACGCGAGAACGGTGCTCTGGACTGCCGTTCCCCCCAAGGAGGACATCGCGATAGCGTTTCTGGACCGCAGGGTTCTTGTCGATCGCCTGAACCACCCCGTCACCGATGGCATCAAACAGATCGGCCTTCACCTCGTCCGGATAACCTTCCGCGTACTGCTCGATCCACGACTGAATCATCGGGGCCCCGGCCTCATACGCACCGCTCATCACCGTTTCGTGGAAAACGTTGACGGCGTTGTGGATCGACTGGGACCTCCGATTCATCTCCTCCTGCTGCCGTAGTGCCTCCTGCCGCTTCAGTTGGCGCAGTTCCTCGCGCTCCTGCTCGACTTCCGCCGGGAGCTTTATCTCCTCGGCCTCTGTCTCACCGTCACGTTCCAGACCTGTGAATACAGCAACGTCCCTGGCCGACTCAGCGAAGATGGGGTTCTCTTTCGCCGCCCGTCGCATGTTCGCGATCAGGTTACGGATTCCCCTCTCTTGGAGACCAAGGTAGGTGGGTGGATCGATCTTGTCGATATTCGACGCAATCCGGATGACGAAGTTCTTGGCTCCGTTCGGGCTGGCTTCGAATAGCGACCTCATTACATGGTGGACCCCTTCCTCCGTTCCCGAAGCAATCGCGTCATTGAGAACCCTGTGCTTGTAGGCCTCCTGCGCGATGTCTTCGAGAATCTCCGGAGTAGGAGCGATCTCTTTGTAGTGCTGGATCTCGGAAACCCGCATCCCCGAGTCCTCATAGGGCCGGACCTTCATAAAGGCGTCGACGAGAGCGTTCCTCAACTTCGGCGAAACATCCTTGAGGGCGGCTCGGACCTGCCCCGGCTTCATCTTCCAGATGTCGGGGTCGACGGCTTCGGGCTCGGGCTTCTGTTCCTCGGTCGGGGGAGTCTCGACCTCTGGCTCGGCGGTTTTCTCGACTACCTCATCGGGCTTGTCAGAAGCCGCATCTGCCTGTTTGAACACCTCGTCCATTCCCTTCCCGCGATACGAGGAAGGAGACTCCGCCGGGCTCGGCGCCGTCGCCGTTTCCGGGGGGGTCGTTGGTGTCATTGTCTCTGCCACAGGTCAACCTCCTGGTGTGTAAATTATTGCATAGTCCATCATTGAGGTGGTGGACCTTGCGGGGGCATAGGTGGCGGTGGAGGAGTCAAGGCATTCGGCTGCCCCATTGCCATCTTGTCGTGGTTTGCCTGAACCCAACACATGAAGTTCGCCCAGCCCATCTGGTTCGCAGCCCTGGCCTGGTTGCCGTCCTCGCTGAACGCGAAGTCGATCCCTGCCGTCAGGTTCACGATCGCGTCGTCGAGAAGGTCCGGCTGGACGCTAGGGAGAGGAGGCATCGGCTGCATCGCCGGCTGCCCAGTCATCGGGTCGATCATTGGCTGGCCCATCTGATCCATCATTGGCTGGGGCGGCTGCTCGATCGGAGCCTGCCCGAGCAGGTCTTTGATCACCTTGAAGGCCCGGCGGTACTGGGCCTCGCCCGGAAGCTGGAGGTCGTGCCCCATCGTCTGCCGGATGCTGTCAGCGTTACTGAGCATCGAGAAGACGCTGGCGAACAGCGGGTTCCCCATCATCTGGAGGAGCAAGGCCTGTCGCTGAGGCCAGGTAGTTGGATAGTCCTCGTCCAGTTCCGGATACGTGTGGGCTTCGCCGATCTGTAGGTCCTGAGGCTCCAGCCGATCCGTCTTGAAATCGCCGAACTGATCCTTGCTGACCACGGTGATAGCTTCTTCCGCGTTCTTCTTGAAGTCCTTCACCACAAGCTCACCTACCGCCGCCTCATGCTCAGTCAGTGCGCGTAGGAACATTGATATACGACCAAGCGCTGCATTCCTCGAAATTTCTCTCCCCTGGGCGGTAGAGTTGCCAGGGTCACCCCCACCGTATGCTGCCGGTGATAGGCCGGTAACAAACTGGGCTATGTTGGTATGCAGGTCATTGAAGAACCCGGTCGCGTATTCCGGCAGCCGGCCGGGTTCGGTCTGGTGGAAGCCGGAACCGAGGGGTTGGCCAGGGAGGGCGCGGGCCGGATAGGCCGCCCCCGCGAGAACGTTCGACCTGGCCCACTTCCGCAGGTCCATGACCTGGGAATCGATGAAGGTGACCGGGAGCGTGTACTCGATGACATCCCGGATTATATTTGCGATGTCATTCGCCATTTCCTGGATCTGGACAAGTGAGCCACCAATAGGTTCTCTGATCTGTCCGTTCCCCGGGAGCGCATGGCAGATCCGCCAGTGATCCATCATGTTCTCGTCGCGAGCCTCCAGGAACGTGTCGTCCGCGAAAGCCACGTAGCAGCCCTTGGGGAACATCCGGAGGAGTTCCTCACGGAGCCCATCATCGTCCAACTCGTAGAAGGCCTTCCGCGAGAACCAGGCCTCGGTCAGCGTGACGTAGTCCGCTGTCCGGATCGGAACCGGCCGGTTGTCCGCCGTCAGACCGTGCGCCACCTGTAGCCTGGCCCTCTTCTCGACAGTCGAGGTCGCACCGTCGAACCGGGGAGACCCGACTTGGCCCCCCTGGATCTGCTTCGCCATCTCTGGCCATGTCGCCCGGACGTTTGCCTTGGGAACCTCTCTGGACCGGATGAGGTAAGGGAACTCCGCGATGTCTTCTGCGGTCGGAGGAAGCTTGAGTTCAAGCCCGCCGGCCACATCTCTCGTTGTTCGGCTTTTCGGTTTCCTGTCGAGTCCGACCGGGACCTGCTCACGGATCACCGGAGCCGGGATGTTGGGCTCCACCGGAAGTGGAGCCCCGCAATTTGCGCATCCGATCCCGTGTTCGTTGATCGTCTGGCAGACCTCACACTGGTACTGGGCTTCACCGACCTGACGTTCTACTTCCTCATAGACTGGTTCCTCCACCCACCCGAACCGGTCTCCGTCCGCCACGCTCCTCACGTAAGACCCGAAAGTCCCATCGGTCCAGAGCAGGTAGATCATCTTGACCAGCTTGGTGTGGGTTTTCTCTTGGGATTTGAACCAACGTGTGACGGCGTCGTGCTTCTTCGCCGCCTCGATGTCTTCAGGTGACCTTGCGTTCTGTGGCCACCACTTCACCGTCATCTTGTTCCCGCTCAGGAGCGAGATCAGGGAGAGTGCGTACCCTTGGAAGAAGTTGATGACGTAGAGGGACTGGGCATCCGTTCCGCCCTGGGCGTTCGTCATCCCGCCGGTCACCGAGTTGTAGGCTCGCCATGACCCCGTCTGGTAATCGAACCACCGCCACATGTTTCCACGGAAGAGTTCGTGGTTCTTCAGGACGCGCCGGACGTACTCCCGTCGAGCGATGTCCGTGGAGGACTCGAACCGGGAGGTCAGGTCCTTCAGTGCTTCCTGAAGGTGCGGAGCGATCATCCCGGCTGGGATCGCCTGCTCCTCGGGGGTGAAGACGGAGGTCATCTGTTGCGTTTGCATCACTCACCAGCCGCTACGCGACTCAATTCTTCCATCCGGGACAGGGCTGATCTGAGCCCGCGCATCCTACGAACCGGGACCTCGCCGTCCTCACCAGTGATCGCGAAGTCCGGCGTCTCGTGGACGACCGTTCGCATAGCCTCGACGAGGGCATCAACCCGGGAGTTGGTCTTCTCTGCATGGTCCCCGACGTGGGCCCTGGTTGCGTCGGACTCGGTCTGGCAAACCCTGACGAGAGCCTCCGCTGCGTGTTCGATTCTCGTGGTCGCCATGGAGTCAGCCAGGTGTTGACGCCTTGCTTCGTCCTGCATCAGGAGGATCTTCTTCAGCGTATCGAACACAAGATAAAGCAGTCCGCAGATCCCGGCCTGCGCAAACAGGATCAGGGCGATCACTGCGTCACCGTCCGGTAGGTCTTGTTTATCCGGTTCATCCAGCCCTTCAGGAACTTCTGCTGGTTGGGTCGCTCGGATAGACGCTGAAGGAAAGCGCGGTACAGACTAAGGTAAGCAAACACTCGGCACTCTTCCGCCGATTCTGCCCAGGAAGAGTCCTCAAGGAACTCGTTCGCAGGAGAAACGCCGCAATGGATGGCTGCGATGAAGTGCGAGACCGCGAGCCGGCCAGGTAGCCTGTCACAGCCCGCCCCCATCCAGTACCGCTTGTGGTAGATATCCTCGACCTCTTGCGGGGTGATGTTCCAGACATCATGTCCGAGTTCCTTCTTCCAGGTGTTGTAGGTAACCTGCGTGATTCCGTACGCAGTTCTGCCACCCCTGTCTCCAGGTACGTCAGATTTCCCGCCTTCGAGTTCGAGGGCGAGGGCCAAGCCTTCCTTGAAGTCCAAGGTGCTCATCCTTTCTTGTACGTCCCACCCTGCCACTTACTCATCTCGGAGCCCGGGAGGCGAGCGAACTTGCCCTGATCGCTGTACGGATTCCGCCGGAGGTAATCGAGCGGGTTAACCTGCTGTCCCTGCCCGTTGTCCATCTCGAAATTCGGGCCGCCACCGCCGTACTCAGCCATCGCCTGGCCGAGCGTCGGCCCCGAATACTGGGAACCCTGGCTGGGTGTGTAGGCATTCGCCCTGTCGACCACACCTTGGTATTCGGGTTCCGTGAGTTCACGGTTGAAGTCGTTCCGGCCTGGGTTCTGGGGGAGGGAATTCGGCCCCGCCGCAAACTGCGGGGGCATCCGCTCTGGAGCCAAAAAACCTCCGCCCGCCCCGGACCCAACATCACCGCTTGGGGCGCCACCCTGGAGGGTCGCAGACTCAACGCTTCGCTGAACTATCCTCGGGTCAATTGGAGACGGACCTTGGTCCGGCCCCTTTGGTCCCGGCGCCTGGATTTGCGCAGCCCCGGACGCTGGCCCAGCATCAGAAGGCGCCTGCTGATACGGGTTCTGTGTAGGGGGCTTTTTGTAAGGCGGGCTCATCTGTCTTTTCTGGGGCATCTGATTGAATCCCATGGTTGTCTCCTAACGGTCCCCTCGTTTGTCGTCAAGTTGCTGGTACAGGCAGTTTCCGCGAGCGACCGCTTCGTCGTGGGCCTTCCGGAGAGATGAAACCTCAGATCCAAGCGTTTCGACCTTGCCCTCTAGTCGAGCGAGTGTGCGCGTGATCTCGATCTGGAGAGCTTGGATCACGGGAGTCATATGATGGTTCGGGTGGCTCATCGCATCTCTGTCATGGACGCGGAGTGCTTCAGTGAGTTGCTTTGCCACAGCATCAACCTCCTCCCTCGCGATCTTGCGGACAGACCAGACTGCCCAGGCGAGGAGTCCGCTCTGGGCCAGGAAGCCGACGGCAGAAACCGTAACAGCAATGGTACCGGGATCGGTCATTTCTTGAATGGCCCCCAGAAGTTAAGAGCAAACGGGTCGATGAATCCGAGGGCGAACTTGACACCACGGGGACGCTCCGCCTCGACCGGGTAAGCCATGCGGAGCCCGTTGGCAAGTGCGTTAGCCAAGAGGTTCACGGCGACCACCGTGAACTCGATCGGGTTCTTGCTGATCCAGTCGAGCACGGGTCAGTCCTCGGCTTCGCCGACTGCTTCCACGATCAGATCGCAGAGGGGCGGGATGATGACCTTGATGAACGTCACGATCTCGACCAACTTCTTCGTCCCGACCGGGAGAGCGTTGACCGTGTCGATCGTGTTCTTCACGAGAGCGGAGAGCTTCAGGCCGATGGAGATTCCCTCTTCGAGTGTCAATGCCACAGTGTCATCCTTTCGGTGGAGGCGGCGGCAGATCTTTCGTGATCTGGGCCGCTTGTTTCCTGAGTTCAGTTTCCTTCTTCGTCTGGTCCGCCATGAGTTGGAGGGCGAGAGTGACGGCTTGGAGGACAGCGCCTAGCGTTCCCATCGCTCCTCCTTTCCGCTATAATCAACCGGGGGGTGACTATGACAGAAGAGTGGAGAGGAGTCCCGTCTACGGGCGGAACATACGAGGCGTCTTCCCTTGGTCGGGTTAGGTCTGTCGATAGGATTGTCCTGAGAAGTGACGGGGTCTACCGAACGTTTTCCGGAACCGTCCTTAGCCCGTCCGTCCAAAAAAACGGTTACCACAAAATCGTTCTTCACCTTGGAGGTAAAAGGTCTAGCAAGTGGGTCCACAGAGTTGTCGCCGAGGCCTTCTTTGAAGCGACGGGGCACGTCGACCACATCGACTTTGACCGCAGCAACAACGCTCCCAGGAATCTTAGGATTGTGACTGTCGCTGAAAACACGGCGCATACCATCGCAAACCTTAGGCATGCATACGGGGAACGCAATGGGCGCGCAAAACTCACCGAGGACATTGTTCGCGAGATGAGAACCGCTTTTGCTTCCGGCGCAAAGGTTCGAGTGCTCGCCAAAAAGTACGGCGTCGACAGGATGACGGCCAAGAACGCCATAGAGAGGAAGACCTGGAAAAGGGTTTACTAATTGGTCCATTTCCGGGCCTCTTTCTCGATCTTCTTCAGTGACTTGATCTGGAGCGGCATCCCACCGCCCTTGCTGATCGCGGTCTCCGCTTCCGCTAGGTATATATACCAGCGGTTCAGCAGCTTCCCACGCTCTGCACAGTCCGGTGCAGCCGGGCACACCTCGGCGTGTCTCGCGTGGTGCCAGCGGTACGAATTTGCTGACGTCAGGATCGTTTTTGCGTCCGACGCACAACCTGTCATGCACATGGCACACAAGAGGAGCGCCATGGCAGACAGCCTACTCATCAGTGCCCCATCGGTTCTTCTCGACTTGCGCCTCTACCTCTGCTTGAGTCATCGGGCGGCAGACGTAAGAAGGCACCGGAGAGAGGGGAGAAGTTGGCCTCTCTCCGGTTAAGTCGGCTTGGGAAGCCGATGCCTCGTAGATTCGTTTTGCGAGCCGCTTGACGGCGAGGATTCCCTCGCCCTCTTGGCGATGGAACGCGATGAGGACACGCTTGATTTCTGCGAGTTCGGCCTCGCGGCTCGACAGGCACTGACCGCAAGCTCTCCGCGCCCCGTCGTGCATCTCGCACGGCTCCATCTGCTGACGCAAGTAATCGCTCGTCCTGAGATGGGTCACTAGCTGTTCGCGTAGCCGGTCCCGCTCCGCCTCGACGTTGGCGCAGTCGTGAGCGCGCTCCTCGACACGGCGACGGAGGGTGTCCCGCTCCTCGCGGATCTGCTCGATCGCGTCGGGGAGAGTCGTGACGAGTTGCTCCCCGTGGAAGTGGTAACCAAACCGCCCGCAGACTGGGCATTGGTCACCGGCGCTCATCGGTATCTCCACAGCGTCAGGGTCACGACCCGCTTGTCCGCCCCCTCCTCGTACTGGATCGAGTGCGTCTTCAGCGGCCCGTCCGGTGTCTCCTTGTACTGGACCGTGACGACCCAATACGTGTAGATCCCTGTTTGGGTGACAGGGGTCGGGGTCGGGCTGATAACGACCGGGGTCGTAGGACGTGGGACCGGGGTCGAGGTTGGGCGAATCACTGGCGTTCGTGTCGGAGTAGCTGGCGCCGGTGTCGGCGGCAAGGCCAGCGCGGATGGCGCCAGCCACGTAATCCAGAGCGTCGTCCAGAGGATCAGACGCCACACTCAGCCCTCGTCGCCGCTCTCGATGATGTCCGCCAGTTTACGGAGGTATTCCGGCGCACACCCACTACAGACATCCATGGATACAGCCTTTGAAAACGGTCCACCCGGTTCTTTCTCTGCAACCCTGAGCCGCGCCTCGTCCTTGCGGCAGACCTGGCATCGCGACCGTGCAGGGTCGGCTTGCATCTTCGCTTCCGCCCACGCGCGTGCGGCGTCCATGTTGATGGATTCGATCGCCTGTTGCATCAGGGCTCCTTTGCGAGCAATGCCCGCACGGCGGCGTCCTTGGCTTCGAGCAGCTTCCGCAGTGCGACCGTTCGCTCTGGGTTACGCGGCAGGGTCTCCGTGATCCGCTGGGCCATTTCGGTGAACGGCCTCGACACTGCCTGTAGATGCGGCGGCAAATGTGCGAAGGCGAAAAACTGAATGATGTGGTCCTGTGGAACGTCACCCATCACGCACCACCCTCGCCCGGACCCCCACCCTGCCGAACGTCAGCAACGTCATGCCAGAGCCGCTCCAAGGATTTGCCGGCGACCGAGATGAACTCATCGTCAGGTCGAGCCGAGAAGCTCCCCCATTCGGAAGGCCGGATCAACCCGACAAGGACCGCGTAGGCTGCCTCGTCCCACGAGATCCCGTGCTTTTCCATGAGGGTCCAGAACTGCGCCTCAAGCGGCGGCATCGAATCCACGCTGTCGCTGGAGTAGATCGCGCGGAGGAAAGAGCGGCGCTGCGTCGCACCCGGCTCGTAGAGCACCTGCGACCCGTTGATCGGTGAGTAGCCCCACCATGCCTGTGTGAGCGCGCGCTCGCGGTTGAAGCTCGTCTGAGGCAGCGTGACCCACTCGGGAGGCTCGACGGTCGTGAGCAGCGTGGCCCAGAGGTCTAGCTCGTCCGTGGCCGGAGGCGCAGGAGGCTGCTCCGTCTCTGCGCCTGCGAGATGCTCCTCGATGGCCGCGAGGCGGCTGTTGACCTGCTCGGAGTTCACGATCAGGACCTGGATCTGTGCCGCGAGATCGGCGAGGGTGACTTCGGCTGCCATGAGTGCTCCTTTGACGGCTTTGGCCGTGGTCTCCGTGCGACCAAGCGGCCACGGCGGAACTGTCGTTGCCCGTGCTGCGAGACCGACCACACCGAGGATTTGGTTGACGATGTCGGCTGCGTTCTCGCCTACAGCCTGGATCGGCCATGCCTTGTGGAGACCGTTCGATGCATCGAGGACCAGGTTCCCCTCGTGCTGACGCACCACTGTCCAACCATCGCTCCACATACCAGGCTGATACTGCGGCGGGATTGGCTCGGGCGGCTTCGGCGGCCCGCCCGGTGTGATCACTATCGGACCGGGAGGCAGCGGAGGCCGGACCACCGGCGGGGGCGCGGGCTTCGGTGGCCGAATCACAGGCGGAGGGGCCGGAGGGCCTTTTCGGATCGGAGGCATCAGTTGGCTCCTTTGAAAACGATGATTGCGAGGTTCCAAGCAGTCGCGGCCACATGCACGCCAGCCCCGACGTAGAAGATTCCTTGCCACCCGCGTGCCTTCCGGCGCCGGTAGAACTCGCCAAGACCTATCACCACTGCGGCGGACGCGAGCCCGATCCACAGTGGACTGACGGCCAAGATGGGATTGCCCTCGCGCAGCCCGCGAGAGATGGCCCAGATACTGGAGCCGTAGTCGGCGAGGAGCGAGCCGAGGAAGACAAGGAGGGGCGTCATGTCATCCCGCCATCGCGACAAGGAACGCCAGCACGGCCACGATGAAGAGCGTGCCGGACACGATCTTGCCCACGATGTGATCGGGGACGTGCGAGAACCGGCGACTGTGGATCATCAGATCACCAAGGGTCGCAGCCGGGCAGGAGCCCGATTTTCCCGCAGACGGCGTCGCGGTCGGCTTGTGTCATCGTGGGCCAGGCAGCCCGCGCGGCGGCCTTGTCTTCCGCGTCGTTCTTCGGCCCGTACTCGTCCCGGACCAGCCGGATGAACTCGCCGTCAATAAACTTCTGGACGGTGGTGTAGACATCGACCTGGGTGGCACCGTCGCAGTTCGACACGAGCGGAGTCGTCGTGCAGATCTGCGGCTTTGGGTTCTGCGGCGTGCTTGTCGGGTCGGGAACGCAGGTCGTGACCCCACCGAAGTTGGCTCGCTTGCAGAAGATCTCCCGTGCCTGAGTCTGGGAGCACGTTTTCGGGAGCCCGTAGTAGGTGCAGGTCTGGGCGTTCGCCCGGAGCCGTGCCTTTTCCAGCTTCGTGTCGGCGGCTGCGTTGGTCGTGAGCGTGTACGTCCCGGCGAAGGCCGGAAGCGCGAGGAGGCAGAGGGCGAGGATCAGCTTCTTCACGAGAATTCTCCGTCCGTACCGATCGGACCTTTTTGGTAGTGGATGTCAAACGAGAGCAGGGCAGGCACATCGTTGTTGATGGTGGAAGTACTCTTCAGAATCAAGCGCCCGACCATGATCCCTGACGGGCCTACATCTGCGGCTGCGACCGTGATATCGCCGAGACTCGTGACGATGTGTTGCCTTAACTCCGTCGCGCCGTCCGAGCATGTGTACGTCGGTCCAGTCAGCGTGTTGACCGTCCCGGCGTATTGCGCTCCCACCCTGGCATATAGCCACGCGATCTCCCAGATGACGGTGTCCCCGGTGTCGGGCTCAGAGACGCAAGTCCAGTGAACGTGAGGCCTGAACGTGACGTTCCCGCTGGACGGGATATGCACGTCGTGTGGAAACTGGATCGCGAAATCCAAGTAGTCACCGGGGTCAAACGTCAAGAGACGGATGACTCCAACGAACGTGCCGATTGTCGGAGCCGTTCCCCCCGGTCCCAGTGCGAACGCTGGGCCGAGTGCGTCGTCCCAGACGATCGGGAGAGAGCCCTGTTGTTTCGGCATCAGAACGTCCACGTCCCGAGGGACGAAGTGGCGACCCACTGCGTAGCGGAGATCGCCGTGAGGGTGACCGATGAGCCGGTGACGTTGCTCGTGATCGAGCCAGCGGCGGCAGTGACGTTGCCCGCGATCCTGATTGTGTCGTCACCGACTGCCGTCACCGTCACCGTCTGGGCAGCGTCCACGTAGATCGTGTAGACGAGGCCAGCGGCGGCAGCCGGGAGAGTGACCGTGGAGCCGTCGCCGTCGCCCGTGTTGGTGTAGACGGTGCGCGAGTCCGTCGCGGCAGGAGTCGCCGTGCCGGTGTTGGCCGTTACTTGAACCTGCGCGATGACTGGACCAGCGAAAATGCCTTTCGGCGCCGCCACTCCCCCCGTCCCCGTGTCCTGTAGCGTGAGGACGGGAGCCGCGACGTGCTGCGTAGTGCCTGTAGCCTGCGGCGTCCCGACCGAGAAGACGATCTTCCCCGACGCAGCCGTCCCAGTCCCGAGCGAGCCCTGGACGGTCGCGTCTTGTCCAGCGACGTTCGTGTCCGTGGCTCCACGCGAGCCCTGGAACGCGATCGTCTGCGCTACCGGAGTTGCACTGTCAGCCGCGCCGTGCTGGAGGGTCGCGGCGGCACGGCGGGTCGCGAATGCGTCCGCCCCTAGCGTGAGCTGCGCCGCGCTTACCGTCCCCGCCACACTCCCCGCCGCTCCCGTGCCGACTCCGACGACGCCGGGCGCGATGCGGGAGAGGGAGGTGTCGGGCGGGCCTCCGTATGCTCCCCACAAAAGCGGATACCCGTTAGTGAGTTGCAGGCCAGGCGCCCCTTGTGTATTGAGCACCATGATATTGGGCCAGGCCCACCGCCCTGTTCCGTCAAAATGTGTCGCTTCGCTAGCGCCAAACAGGGCACTGTAAATTGAGGTAGCCGCTCCTAACTTGAGGCTGGCGCTACCAGCGGTGGGCGGCCCCACTCTCAGCGCGAACGCCGCCCCCGTCCCCGAGTACGTCAGGCCGGAGTCGTCAACGATCGCTCCGCCCGTCGAGACGAGCGGGATCCGCCCAGACGTGAGAGCCGTCGAGACGAGGCCGCCGGTGTAGTCCACAGTGGGAGCCGTAACGCCGTCGCCAGCGAGGCCCGTGTCGTCGATCGTCAGGGCGGTCGTGGTCGTGACGATCCTGCCCGTGGTCGCTGGTGAGGTCGGTGCGACCGTGCGGTATACCGTGTACGAGGCAGCACCAGGGACTGCGGACCACGTCAGCCGGAGAAGGTTCGCTGCGCTCAGTGTCGCCGTCGATGCAGCCGTCGACGATGCCGCGCCTGCTTCAGTCGCCGTCCCATCGGCCAGGTGGGCCACCAATTTGTAGGTGACCGTCGTCGCTGCGACAGGGCTCGTCATCCCGGTGACAGCAAACCCAGCAAGGGCCACCGTTTCGGAGTTGGCACCACCGAGATTTCCGGGAGTGTCCTGTGCAAGGGCGATCGTTGCGACGCCACCATCGGACGCCGTCATCAGGATTGCCGTCCCGTTGATGATGGGAATCAGGTTGGTCTTAACCGTGTCGGCAGACTGCCCTTCAGCTACCGGAACGATCGTATTTCCCGGGGTGACTACCCCGCCGATGTCGAACTCGAACGTGTAGGTGGTCGTTCCGTCGTCCAGGGTGACGGTTTCGCCGTCGAGAATCCCGTCCACGCCACCAGACATCCCGGCAACCGTAAATCCTGCGGCGGCGACCGTGTCCGTGATGGCAACGTTACCCGTGGCGTTATAAGCGTCACCAACGAGGTCAAGCTGCTCGGGGACTCCACCATTGACCGTGGACCCGACCAGTAACCCGGCACCAATGCCATCGATCGCCGCGTCAAGGGCCGTGGCAACCGCAGCCCCAAAGTCTCCCTCAGCGAGGACAACCGCCGTATTACCCGGGGTGACACCTCCGCCAGAGATATCGAACTCGAAGACCGTGGCCGCGCTGACCCCGTCGTCAATGGTGACCGTCTCGCCGTCCATGATCCCGGCCACGGCACCAGAAAGGCCCGTGATCGAGAACCCGGCGTCCGCAACCGTATCCGAGGAAGCAATGTTCCCGGCAACCCCGAACACGTTCGACTGGTACGTGATTGTCCCGTCCAGGTTGTTGATGGCCGTGCCGGGACCGAACGTAACTACGATCGCAGCCGAAAGGAGGGCGGCCACGTCTTCAGCCGTCGTCGCCGTCGAAACATCGACCACGACATTCCCACCACCGACACCGTCCGGGACGAGGTCGAACTCAAAGACCTCGGCGCCCGTTCCATCATCGATGGTGACCGTCTCGCCGTCGATCAGGTTCGCCTTCGCAACGCAGGTAATCAGGCCCGTCGCCCGAGTAGCCACACGGATACAGGTGATCGAACCAGTAGGGCGAGTGCCCACAGCAACCGTCGTGATCGCACCGGTCTGCGTCAACTTCGGAGTGACCGTGATGCTCCCCGGGGTAGCCAGCGATGTGGCCTTGATTAGCCCGGCTTCAACTTTCCCAGAGGTCAGGGTCAGCGTGTCGGTGAGTTTGGCAAAGAGAAACCCGGGGTCGTCCTCCAGTTCTCCAGCGGTTCCGACGATAACGACTCTACCCGGCGTCAGCGCAGAATCGATCAAGCCACCCGAGAGGGTGGCCTTGCTTGTCGCAGAATCGAATGTGAACCCGGCGTAGCCGCCGATGGTCCCGGGCCCGGTCCAGACGCTCACCCTGCCGGCTGCACCAGTGCCGGAACTTCCGGCCCCGCCGCCACCGCCCCCGAAGATTCCTCCACCCCATGCTAGCGGCATTGCGTCACCCCACCGACGAAGTCCACTCGAACTTCGCCTGAACGTAGGTGTTCCCGGAAGGGGCCACCAATTTGATCATCCCGTTTGGATAGCCAGACGCTTGGCACGGCACGTAGACCGGGGGCGCCGGCTGGAGAGGAAGGGTGTACCCCAGCGTCGCCGCTGGGGTACTTGACCCGTCAAAAGTGAAGTACACCGTGTTCGTCTGGCCGGACTCCACCGCAAGGTAGACCCCGGTTGGACGGATGGTGCCATCGATCGTGGGGATCGTGATGAGCGTATCCAAGGCTGTCGCCGTATTCGTAACGGTGACCCTCTTGTGCGCTACGACCCCTGGAGCAAAGATCGGTGAGGGGGCGACAGTCTGAATGTCTCTTGCCATGACTTACGCCGCCGGACCCGAGAACTTGATGCCGTAGACCCAGATGCGAACCGTGCCAGCCGTGGCAGCCGTGCTCCACTGGAGCGTCACCGTGTCTGCCGTCGTGAAGAAGGGGCCCGAAGCAGCGTGAGAGTTCGATGCCAGCCACTGACAACCAACTGTGATCGCCTCGAACCCGGCCGTAAAGGTATTGAACGCACTCACGAGGATGGAGTTACTCGTGTCGTCTGTCGCTACAACAGACATGTCGGAGACACCGCCGGTCACCGCCGTACCGATCTTGGCCCCGGCGAAGAGGATGAGCGAATTCGCTTGGATCAGAAGGTTCGTCGTTTCGACCGATGTGGATGCACACGTCACCGTCTCTTCAGCGTAGTAGAACTCGCCTTTGGGAAGGTTGGCCAAGGAGGCTACCCCCGCCGAGGTGATGGTCCCCGTCCCGAAGGCGGGAGCCCCACCAAGGATCGACCCGCCAATCTCTATGAAGTTGGCCATGTCTACTCCTTATGCTGCCGGAGCGGAGAACTTGAGTCCGAACACCCAGAGACGAATCGTTCCGGCTGTCGGCGTACCGGTGTACTTGACGGTCAGCCCAGAGGCCGCGATGAAGAATGGTCCTGACGCCGCGTTCGAATTCGATGCCAGCCACTGGCGGCCCGGGAGGACCGGCTCGTACCCTGCGGTGTAGGTCGTAAATGCACCGATGAGGACAGAATTGGTCGTGTCGCTCGTCGCAACCACGCTTACCGTGGTCGCCGTTACGAGAGCCGTCCCGATCTTCGCCCCGCAGAAAAGAACCAAGGAATTGGGCTGGATGAGTTTGGTCGCGGTTGCCGTCGTGCTCGCGTTACCGACGATGCTGACGGTTTCCTCGGCGTAGTAGAACTCGCCCCTCGGGAGGTTTGCCAGAGTGGAGACTCCCGCCGAAGAGAGAGATCCGAGACCCGCGATGGAGTTCCCGCCAAGGAGCCCCTTACCTGCGACTTCGATGAAGTCAGCCATTTGTCGTTACCTCAAAGAGCAAAAGCCCGCGCTCGCGGGCTTTGAGTTTTTCTTCTAGCTCGGCAATGCCGATCCGGTTGATCACATCGAGAACGCCGAATTCCCTGGCAGCAGCCTCGTTGTTGACGAACAACTTTTTCTTCAACCCGATGATCCACGCATCGAGCATCCCTGCATCCACCGTGATCTCGACGGTCTCGCTCTTCAAGACCGGCGGAGGCGGACGGGAACTACTACCCCGACTCGGCCTTGCCTTCATTTCTTTCCGTATCCCATGAGAGAGAAGAACGACTTGCTCTTCTTCGGCTTCTCTTCCGAGGACGCCTCCGCCCCCAGAACAGACTCCTTGTGTGCTCCAGATTCACCAGCCTCTCCATCGCCATCGAGGTCGACGCCGGCTTCTTCTTCTTGCAGCTCTGTGCACAGAAACTTGATGTACTTCTCGTTGGTGCCGAGGCCCTCGGACTCCGCTTGCTCCTGAGCTTTCGCCCAGAGTTTAGGGTCCACGTCTTCGGGGGATTCCTCCGCGCTTGCTTCCTCACCGAGCATCTCCTCGGGGGTCAGTTCGTCACTGGATTCCTCTTCACCGGCAAGAGCCTCCATGAGGCTGTCCTCGCTGTCCTCGGTGGGATCATCGCCCTTCAGGCGATTCTTTTCGTTCCGGTAGGGGTTCTTCTTAGCGATAACCGCCACGTCCACGGTGCCCTCCGATTAAGCGAACAGGAGCGAGGTCGTCACCCTTCGCCTCAATAAGTCTAGCACGCATAGCTTTGACGTTCATATCTTCGACCTCGTCAACAAAGTTCGCTTGAAGAATATCCCTCGGAACCGTTACATCCGCACGCAACCGGCTGGCACAGAGATACCTGAGCGAGTCCGCCCAGTGGTCATCATTCCCCTTGAGTGCGTCCTCGGGACGCTTCGGGTCTCGAACCAGCATCGGAATCGTCGCCATGAGCCGCATACAGTTCGTCGGTGATATGATGAGTGACTTCGTTCTGAACCCCTGGAAGACAAGTTGCCAGCCAGCCACACGGTTAAAGTCTGCTGGCTCAGGCATCGGAATGGACGCTTCGCGCCGGATGAACACGTCGGCGATCTCTTGAGCCATCGACCTTTCACTCGTCCGCTTCGAGAAGGCGTCGTGACTGAAGAAGAACCGTTCGATCTTGTCGCCGTTGTTCACCTCGACGAGCCGCTCACCCAAGGCCTGTGGGTCCATGCCCCGAACACTCATCTCCCGGTAGACCCAGAGACGCTCGCCGTCCCAGGCCCCCCAATGGAAGGCTGACCAAGAAGAGAAACCCCAGTCTCCAGCGAGATACCGTGGCCACCACGGCTTGATCTCGGGGCAGTCGAAGTGATTCCTCTCGTCGAAGTTGCTGAAGTAGACGCCGGCCAAGACCGTCCAGTCCCCCTCGCGCCAGGCCCGGTACAACGTCTCGTCGCCAACCATGGCGAGCCGGGCGTCGTACATCGGGTCGTTTTCCATCAGGATCTTGTTGTCTTCCAGCTTCGCCGGGATGAAGACCGAGGAGACCCAGACGTTCGGAGCGAGCTTCGGCTGGGGCTGCCAGTTGCGGATGTTCCAAGCACCGTGGCGGATGTACCGTTCGTAGATCCATGAATTGCCACTCACCCACACGCAGCCATTCTGGCGGACGATGAAAGTGTGCGTGTGGTCAATCCCGAGGCAGTAAACCGGCCCGGAATACGGCTCCCTTCTAACGTCGGACCTACGCTTCGTTTCGGTATCTACATCATAAACATGGCTGCCAGTGAGGAGTTCCGTCCCCCCCGATTTGACCTTTTTGAAATTTACCGCATAGGACAGCCCGTCCCTGTTCTCCCTCGACCTGGAAGAAATATAGACGATGTACCCAAGTTTTAACGCAACCTCCGCAACCTGGTCAGCCAGCACCCTCGATATCGTGTAGTAGATCCCGCCGTCGTCAGACGCCCAGTGCCCATCGCCAGCCATGGCTGCGTCAAAGAACGCACGGAGAACGGGCTCCGTTGCATTCAATATTTCCTTCGGAACCCATTTCTCGCGAGATTTTCCGAACTGGAGTAGGTACAGCATCCAGTCGAACGAACTCACCCCGAAGGATTTTTCGTCTTCACGGAAGCTAAACCCGCACTTGATTAAAAGCGCCCGGATGACCTCCCGTCCCTCTGGTTTCATCTGCGCGATGAAGAACTTGCTGTCCCGCCGGAGAGCGCACCCCTCAGACAGGAACCACCCCATAAGCGCCGCGTAGTCCTCCCCGGCAAGGACCGTGGGCTGCTTCAGTGACGGTCGCCTATTCCTTTTCCGTGGCCGTCCGTTGCGTGCCGGGAAGTCCATCGGAGACCCGAGCTTCGGCAGAGTGAACGTTGTCAAGGGAACCCCCGCCCACTTAACAGAACGAAGAATCGTCGCCTGCCCTGGCAGTGAATCGAACGGAACCAGGGAAAATGGCTTGGCCTCCCCCGTTTCACTCCGCGTTCCCCTCGTCCCCATTACCTTCGCAACCGAATGGTTCGGTGTACAGGAGAGATAGAACCCTCGCGCACTGCACCGGATCAACTCCCCTTCATACCAAGACGAATGGACCTGCGCCACGAACGACTCCACCATCTCACCGGACGCCGTCACCGTGAAGACTGGGTCCCCAGGGCGGACGTCTCGGATGTCCCTCCATCCGGCAGGAGTCAATACATCACCGCTATCGATACAGTGGCCAACACCTCCTGGGTTACATGTCATCCGCCTATAGACGGGTATTCCCTCTGGTGAGCGCAAGGCACCGAATAGCTTATCTAATGGTGCTGGGCTAGGGAAGTTACCTGCCTCATCAATAGCAATATATGTCACCGAGGCGCCCATATATCGCTCTGCGTCGCGGTCATCCTCGATGTAGGTCATGCGGCAGGTTGCGCCATTCGGGAACGTCCACGTCTCTTTGGACTCCATCCATGTCGCGCCGAGCTTCGGGTACAACTCCTGAGCCCGGCGGTGGATCTCCGCCATCTCCGTCAGCGTTCGCCGGAGAAAGAGCGCACGGAATTTGGACCCATATAAGTTAGCCTTTATGGCTATATCCCCGAGCAGCACATCCGACTTGCCCCCACCACGCGCGCCACCTGCCAATACGTCAATGACAGGGCAGTTTACTATAGCCGTCTGAGGGCCGATCTGTGGTGTCCATATGGCAGTAGTCTTCACTTCTTGTCCTTATGGAAATCGATCCCCTGAGACTCCAGGATCTTTTCCCAACGTTCCCGCTGGGAGAGGCCCTCGTCCTCGATCGCCGGGAGCGGGACCGCAATCACGTAGGCCTGGGTCTTCTTCTCCTCTGGTTTTCGGATGACCGGTCCCTCGGTGCGGTCCATGAGTTCCTTGATGGACGCCGTGCCAGAGGAGCCATCGGACAGGGCCCGAAGGACAAGCTTCGCCGCAAGTTCATCCGCGATCGTGTAGTCCTTGCCCACTAGTTTGTGATGAGCGTCGAGGAATTCCTCTTCAGTCTGGCCTGGTGTCCGTTTGACACGAACCACCAACTTCATCGCCTCGGTGATCGGATTCGTTGTTTCTTCTTTTGTCACGTCCTTATTATCTCCCTCCGAAAAAGAGCACCGTTCATCACTTTTTTGTTGACGAAACGATGAGGGCAGCGGTAGCGTCATCCCGCCGGGGTTTCCCAGCACGAAGGAGAAGGAAGATGCAGCATCCGCCGAACGGGAACATCAACCCGTACGAGATCAAGTTGATCCGAGAAATGTTCGAAAGGGGCATCCAGAGAAAGGTCATTGCCGAAAAGATCGGTCGAGCCTACTCGACCGTCTGTTACTACCTGAACGGCCGTGGCTCCCCGTGGCCGCCAGAGAAGGTCGTCGAGCTAACCGAGGCACTGAAAGCCAACGGGAAGAAGTGGCAAAAGGTAGGGAAACTGATTGGGCGCACGCCTGAAGCCGTCAAGAACTACTACCGACGGCACTTGGCGGCCTTCCTTGACCTACCAACCAAGCAAATCTACCGGGAGGAAAAGAAGCCGGGCCCAAAGGGAGAACTTCTTGGCCCCTCGAAACCTCCTCGCCGAAAACTGAGGCGGAAGACACCGGTAACCGCGATGCTCCCCAAGTTCGCGTCACACGCGCACGGTGTCATCGACCCATGGGACGAAGACGCACCGATCGGTGGACACCATGGTTGACGGCCCTACGCAAGTGACGTGGTGCCCGCTCTGCCGCCGTGGCGAGTACTGCCCGGACAACGAACGGTTGATGAAGCAGAACACCGAGATCAACGCGGACCTGCTCGCGGCGCTGAAGGACTTCATCGACAACGAGACGTGCCGTCACGATCACCACGGTTACTGCCAGACGCACGGGTATCTCCAAGAGGGCGTGTGTCACATGGTCCGCGCCCGCGCTGCCATCAAACGAGCGGAGGGGAAATGAGTAACGCAGATTGCGAGTATCCGAACCCGTGTGACTGCGGGTGCCAAGACGAGCCTACCCGCACCGGCTGTAAGTGCTGTGGCCGCGAGGACCACCACGCCACCGACTGCCTGATCCCGGAGAACGCTCGCCTCCGCGCCCGCATCGCCGAACTGGAAGCGGATGTGATGCGTCTCGCTTCCAGCCTCGACGGACAGATCACCCGTGCCGCGAAGGCCGAGGCGGAGCGGGACGAGGCGAAGGAGCGGCTCAGGCAGACGATCGAGAAGGTCGCGGATCAGCGACTCGACGGATACCGGGCACTCGGGCAGCGAGCCGCTGATGCTGAGAACCGGCGGGACGCCGCACTACTTACCGCCGACTTTGACGATGACGAGACGGCACCGCCAGATCTCTGCGAGGCGTGCCAACGAACCGAGCGGGCGAAAGCCGCGTTGCGTGCGGAGGTGAACCGTGGCTGACATCGTCGCCGCCCTCCGCTCGATCGACGCGACGCTGTCGATATGGTTTTGGTGCTGGACCGTCCTCGCCCTACTTGACGCCGTAAAGGAGTACCGCCGTGGCAAGTGACTCGCTGTTCACGTCCTACTCGACCTCGCTCGCCCTCCGAGATGCGGGGGCACCGCAGGACGGCGACCAGTTCTGGTGGATTGATTCGATCACTGGGACAGGGATCCGGTGCTCACACCCGTTCTCCAATCCAAAAACCCATTCCCGCGCCTTTCGATCAGACGAGATTATCGAGGCGCTGGGAGACCGGTTCTCGTCAATCCTGCAACCGTCACCCGGTACGTGGAAGGTGACCGTCTACACCCCGACCGACTTCCACCGGTCGAGAGCGACATCTCTCGTGGAGGCCCTCGCGGCCGCCTGGCTCGCCGTGCTGGCAGGTGCGAAATGACCGCCCCCACTCCCGGCCCGTGGATCGTGGACGAGAAGTTCGGTGGATGCGTCCGAGGCGGCCCGCCTGTTGAGTACGCGAGGGGCTCGGGGCAGGAACAAATCGTCATGGTAGTCAGCCGGTCTAATGCGCCTCCGGACGTCGACCTGATCGCGGAACGAGACGCCAACGCTCGCCTCATCGCCGCCGCACCGGACCTCCTCGCGGCGCTGAAGGCGCTACTGGAGGATTACAGCCGGTGTACGTACATGGACGGCTGGTGTCCCAGGCACAACGTTGTGGACACCGGGGCACCGTGCAAGGCCGAAGCCGCCCGCGCTGCCATCAAACGAGCGGAGGGGAAATGAGCGCCACGATTGAACTCGCGGCACTGATCGTCAGGCAGTGCGTTGACGAGGGGGACCGTGTCTACGGGATCCATCCAAACACCCTACGTGGGATGGCGATCGCTGCCAAGAACGAGATCGACTCCCTCCGCGCCCGCATCGCCGAACTGGAGGCGGAAACGACCAGGCTCCGGAATGCGCTGGAGGAGATGGACGGAATCAAGCGAGGTGAAACGTGCTGAGTGAATTGGAGTGGGAAGAAGAGGTGGATGGGCTCTCCCGAGTGGCTGACATCGTGACCCTCCGCTCCCACGACCGCGAGCAGCGGAAGGAGATCGCTCGTCTCACCGCAGAGCGCGACTCCGAGCGCGCCCGCGCCGAGCGGTATCTGGACGCCATGCGTGAACTCATGAGCGCAGAGCTGGCTCAGAGCTGGGGAGCGTGGAAGAAGATCAACGACTGCGTCGAGGAGGCGCGCCGTGCTGAGTGAGACCGAGTGGCTCTCTACGATGGACACCGTGGTGGCGGATTCACACGACGGGGGTGTAGCCGCGCTGGCACTCCGCGCCCACGACCGCGAGCAGCGCGCCGAGATCGAGCGGCTGAAGGACGAAGTGAACAACTGGCGGATGTCCAAAAGGATCTCTGGCGACTTACAGCGGGTCCGCGATGCACGGGTGGAGGCGCCGTCCGATTGCCGAGTCCATTCGTGGGACGAGGGCAATACTTGCTGGGAGGTTGTCTCGACCGGCTGGCTGCTGAACCACGTCCACGAACGGCCCTTCTGGCTCCCAATGCCTCCCGCGCCCGAGGTGAAGCCATGAAACTGAGCGACCGGCAAGCCCACCTTTTGTTCTTGGTGATCTTGGACTCGTGCCGGATCGAGATGGACATGGGTGGACTCAACGCCAAGCAGCGACTTCAGCTTGCAAACGAGATCCTCGACCAGCAATCACAAGACGTAGTCGAACTGATGAAGGAGAAGCCCGAATGTCCGACGACACCCTGACCGTACCTGCCGATCCAGATAATTTGCGCCGCGAGTCGGCTGGCGAACTCAGGATCTCGGAGCCGCAGATTGCCGACCTGAAGATCAACTGGAGCACATCCTGCCACCCGGTTATCGAGCCCTGCAAGTTCTGCGGCGAGTCGCTTGGTTTCTGGCACGCAGTCTTCGTCGTCCCATCCAAAGAAGGAGACTTCCGAGTCTGCATCCTCGCCGTGATTCGCCGCCTCGCCACTATGCCTGACTGGCAAGACCTCATCGAGTTCACCCCAAAGGAGAAGCCATGAACGGCATCCCAGTCATCTACTGGATAGCCTTGGTCGTCGGTTTCGGAATCTGCGGCCTGATCCTTCTGTCAGCGCTCTACAGGGAGAAGAAATGAGCCGTTACGCCCTCGTCGACATCGCAACCGAAATGGCGCGACAGAAAGAGATCCATCCGCTTCGCCCATGCCACCCACACCAATGGCACACCGTCTTCACCGAGGAAGGCCTCGAAGCCCTCGCTGAACTCATCAAGCACTGGCTCGAAATCTCACGACTCACACAGGAGCAAGCCGATGGCCCGTGCGTGCAATCTTGGCTTGCTGGCGCAAAACTCAGAACCGAACTGATCCAGATGGCGGCAGTCGCCGCCTCCTGGGCAGAAACCCTAGAGGAGAAGGAATGAGGAAATCAGTGAAAAAGCATCTTGGCATCGCCCTCTCAAACGCCCAGCGAGTTCGCCAGGAAGCCCTCGCCAAGGGCCAGATGATCGCAACCGAGGTCCGCAAGAAAACCAGTTACGCGGACGCCGCCGAAGTCGGGATCAAGATGCGCGACGACATCATCGTCGACCTCGACGGCGCCCTAGGGGAGTTGATCCTCCAGGTGAACAACATCCTCGCGGAGAACTAGGTGGAAGCCGAACAGAAGACACACCTCACCGAAGACGTCCTCGGCGAATTCGGCTTCCGGATCAAGTGGACGTACCAGACCCACTGGACGGACTTCAAGGCCTACCGAATCATCGGTCGCACCCTGGATGGTATCCCGCAGTTCCAGAAGGAAGGGGCCTCCACCGCCCCGACGTTCTTCACGGACGAGAAGGGGGCCGAGGTCTACGCCGAGGGCTACATCAAGTGGGACGGCTGCAACGAAATCGACTGGGGGCGCAACCACCTCTGCGGGGCGTACCACCTCAAGGAACACATCAAACTGATCCGCTACCTTCACGACCGGGCCATGGAACTCATGGGCTCGAACGAGGACCCTTGGGAGGAAGAATGAACGACGAATGGAACGGACCAAACGGGCAGGCCTGCAAGAACTGCTTCTTCTGGATCGATACGGCGTGCCGGCGATTCCCGCCGGTACTTATCAACACCTCGGTCACCGTGCGTCACGATCAGGAAGGCGCCATGGTACTCGCGGCCCGCTTTGAGGCCGAGGTCCCGGACACCGCCAGCGACTGCTGGTGCGGCGAGTGGAAGGGGCGGGGATGAACCAGTGAGTGATGAACAGGACTCCGGGATGGTTCTCTATGCCGAGGAGCAGATCGACCGACCCTACTGGAACTTCAGGGTCGTCAAGAACACGCTCGACCAGTTCTTCGCCATCTGCATCGTCGAGCACGCGCCGGACGGCTCAGTCATCTTCGTCCACAAGCCCGAGGACTCGTACCCGTCGAAGGTCGATCCCACCGACTTCGCGAAGGACATCCGGCGCTACGTCAACGCACTCAACCGCCCCGTGCTGGAGATGCCATGAAGTACACCGACCCGCTCACCAAGGACCACGCCCCGGTCAAGATCACCAACTCGGCCATGAACCAGTACACCGCCGAGGTCATGGACCGGCTCCTCACCGAGAAGCTGCACTACCTTCTAACCGAACGGTTCGACCTGGCTCCGGAAGCGTTCAGACCAAAGGGAATGCCTCACACGGCGCCCCAGGAAACCGCTGACTACAAAACGTGGAAGGCCTGGGATCGCTTCATCCTGAACTGCTTCACCCGCGCCCAGGTCGCAGCCGGTATCACCGCCCGCTTCTTCGACGCCTCCGGCATCAAGAAGCCGTCCCGGGAAGCACTCCTCCGGGTCTTCAACCACGAACTTCAGTACGTCCGCAGAAATCCATGACTCACTTTTTTGTTGACACACCCCGCGAAGGGGGAGCAGGATACGCACATGCAACTCACGGAGAAAGAGAATGAAGTCTTCGAAACAGCGAAAAGGAACATCCGAGGCTGGTGCCCCCCGAAACAATTTGGGGCGGCCACCAGGCAAGCGTATGAATCAGGAGGGCCGTCTGTGGATTGCCCTCCCTACCTGGGTCCGCGAAGGGCTCAAGCAGATCGCCCAGCGAGACGAGCGTTCGGTAACGAAGACTGCGACCGTGATGCTCGTTAACGCAGTCACCGAACGGTTCACGAAAGACGAGGTCATCGAACTCCAGCGGCGGTTCGTGCCGCCCGCGTCAACGTCTGCGAGCGAGTAGCAAATGAAGCGCGTGGTAGGAATCGATCCAGGACTCTCCGGTGGCCTCGCACTCATCACCAGCATGGGCGCCTTCGTCGAGACCATGCCCCTCGCGGGCAAGGAAATCGACGCTGCCGAACTCGCCATCATTCTCAAAGGCTGGGAGCCCGACGTGGTCTATGTCGAGAAAGTTCACTCCTTCCCCAAACAAGGGTCCGTGAGCACCTTCAACTTCGGCATGGGCTACGGAGCAGTGAAAACTGCTGCTATTGTCCTCGGCTACCGACTAGAACTAGTGGCTCCCCAGGCCTGGAAAAAAGTCGTCCTTGCCGACACGCTCAAAGATAAGGACGCTGCCATCGACTGGGCCCGCCGGTCGTACCCACTCGTCAGACTCGTCCAGCCCGGGTGCCGCAAAGCTCATGATGGCTGCGCTGACGCACTCGCGATTGCCGAGTTCGGTCGGCTCAGGGAGGGCAAATGACCTCTCAAGCCAAGAACTCCGAACAAGGCCTTCGCCGTCGCCGCAAGGACGCACCCGGTGTCGAACCTGTCGTCCACGAGACATTCGGCCTCGATCTCACGGAGCCCATCGACGTTGAGGTCAGACGCACCGTCCACGGTAACGTCGTCAAGACCCCGCTTCGCAGATGGTGCGAGTGGGAGTTCCCGGTCGGGGGACGCCGGCGCAAGCTCCAAATCATCGACGTCCAAGGCGTCGGCAGACTCTGGAACGCCACGGACCTCAATGCTTGGGGGCAGGAGTACCTGCGCCAGGAAGACAAGTCCGGCCCCCGGAAGTTCACCAAGGCCCAGCGTTCTCAGATGTTCTCGTCGCTCACTTGGACAAAGTGGGTCCTCGGGCTGGCCGACCCACGCACCTACATCGTCAAGGTTCGCCCTGAGGGGAAAGGTGTTTACCCCTTTGTAATAGATCGTGCGGCAATGATCTACCTCGGCTCGATCACCGGACGGTTCTTCTTCCGCGACGAGAAGTCATGGTGCTACCGGAACAGGCTGTGGGCCGAACAGCAGAAGGGGACGTTCAGGGTGGCTCGCCACAAGACCATGGTCCAGCAGTTCTACTCGATCATCGATCACCTCCCGCCGGAGTGGACCCTGATGGTGAAGACTGGCCCGCTGGAAACCCGCACCCCGAGCGACTTCAAGATCGTTCGCTTGGACGAGAAGTACCGGTACGTCGCGAATTTGGAGGAACCCGGAGGCGAGCCATGAGCGGCATGTCCAAGATTACCGACGACAGCGAGCAGTGGATCGCGGAAGCCATCAACCTCGACGGCACTGTTCTCAGACTCGGAAACGCCAGCAGCAAAGAGACCGTGATCAAGTCACTGGCCGAACGGTTCGAGACAGAAAAGCGGTCAGAATTTGTCTCAATCTTCCCGAGGGTGTTTGACCGGAAGAGGCTTGACTATATCCGGGTCTACCTGTTCGAGGACAGGTACATCCCAACTGAATGGTGGGACGAAAATGAGTGACTTCGAAAACGAGGTCCTCAACGACCTCGGCAGATACCGGGAGACGGAGGAGGCAGTGGCGAGGGAAATCCGGATTCATCACAGACTCGCCGAATCAATGCTCATGGGCAGCATCCCGTACCACCGCTCGGAAGAACCCGGACTCTGGATGCCGAAGAATGATCGACCCTGACGACCAAGAAGCCATGGCTCGCCGGTCGAAACGCCGAGCAGTCATGAAAGGTCAAACCTGTCGCTTCTGCGGCAGCAAGCTGACAGTCAACGAGTACGGGGATGGCTGGTGTAAACCATGCCTAGAGAAAAACAGGAAGGAGGACGCATGCCAGCCAAAAGAACCGAGCCGTGGTACTGCGTAAGGTGCGGATCGACGCGACGTAACTCAAGGGGCAAATGCGCTGACTGTGCCAAACGGCGGGAGGCCGCCCGCTACGCATCGAAGAAAGAACAGATCTCGCGGAAATACAGAGCAAACGCTGGGGCAAAAAAGCAATACAACAAAGCCTACAGAGAAGCCAATATCGAAGCCGTACGCGCCCGAGAAATAGCCTACGCCGAGGTACATAAGGCCGAGAAGAAAGCAGTGAACGCTGCCTACAGACAAGCAAATAAAGAGAAATTGCGGAAGGCCGCAAAAGAGTGGAGGGCAAAAAACAGGCCACGTCTCTTAGCCCAAAAGGCGGCGCACTACGCAGCCAACCGCGACCACTACCAAAGGCTGATGAAGGAATGGGCTGCGACGCACAGGGAAGAGAAATACACCCACGTAGCCAACCGCGACGCCCGCGAAAAGGGGGCAGCCGGATCGCATACCCCAAAACAGTGGCTCGACCTCCTCGCCTCGTATCACGGTCTATGCGTTTACTGCGGGGCGAAGGGGACGACCAGGGACCACATTGTTCCCATTAAAAAGGACGGCAGCAACGACATCGAGAACATCGTTCCGGCCTGTAAACTATGCAATTCGAAAAAACGGACAACATCTGTCTTGGTATGGATGGTCAAGAAACTCCACGCGATAAACGAGAAGGAGGTCCACAGTGCCGAATGAGATAGTCAAAACCGGCCAGTTTTCCCTGGCCCCGACGAATTACCAGGAAGCAGAGCGACTAGCCGTCATGCTTTCCAAGAGCGACTTTGTCCCCCGCGACTACCAAGGAAAACCAGGGAATATCATGGCTGCGCTTCAAATGGGAGCCGAGCTTGGACTCCCACCGCTTCAGGCCCTTCAGAACATAGCGATCATCGGGGGCCGTCCTAGCGTGTTCGGCGACGCAGCCCTAGCCATCGTCACCACCTCGCCGTCGTTCGAAGCCATCGAGGAGACCGACGACGGGACGACCGCAACCTGCACGATCAAGCGGAAGAACCGGCCCGCCATCACCCGCAAGTTCTCCATGGATGACGCCAAGCGCGCCGGGCTACTCAGCAAACAGGGCCCGTGGACGACCTACCCCGCCAGGATGCGTCAGATGCGGGCCAGGTCCTTCGCGATGCGCGACCTGTTCCCGGATGTCCTCAAGGGAATGATCACCCGTGAGGAAGCCCAGGACATCGAGGTCGAAGTCATCCGGAGCGAACCGGTCATCAAGGAATCCCTCTCAACGGTCGTCAAGAACATCACCGGCATCGAAGCAGACTGCAACAATTACACCGTCACTCGCCAGGATGACGGCGCAGTCATCATCGACGCCGAGATGGTCCGCCCGCCAGAACCCGAGCCGCCCAAGGAAGAGACCCCCGAGGAAGCTGTCCTCCGCCAGATGGACGAGGCCGACTCCATGGAGAAACTCCTCGAAGTCGCGAAGGCCGCCTCGGCAGCCGGAATCAAGTCCCCTGCCCTCTCGCGGAAGTGGACCGCCCGGCAGGCTGAACTGAAGCGCAAGTAAAAAGCGAACTCCTCGGTTTCCCGAGGAGTCACTTAGAAGGAGGGAAAACGCGCCGCAAGCGCATTTTACCTCCGAAACCGAAAGGAAAGAAAGATGAAAACCAAGACACCCAAACCGACCCCAGCCAAGAAAGTCAACAAGCCCACCGCCGTGCCGCCGGCCCCGCAGCCCGAGAACCCGCTCGACCCGGCTGTCGTCGCCCGCATGAAGAGCGCCGACTTCCTCCCGGGCCAAATGATCGTCGCGACCCAGGACATCCTCCAGTTGATCGCGCTTATCAAAATTTACGCTACGGAGATCGAACGGCTCCGCGCTCCGAAGGCGTAGACTAAACAGTCCGGCCGGAAGCCTCGCCTCAACGCCCTACCACGTTGTAATCCTCGCCCCCGGGTATATATACCGGGGGCCATCCTCTCCGACCCCCAGATTCCCTACCACCTCACTTCCGCCGGACAAATGAGAAGGAGAAACGTGAGCCACGCGAGGTACTCGCCATCCCAACTGGTAACCCTCGAATCCTGCCCGGGATTCGTCTCTGGCCCCAGTGGCCCCGCAGCCAAACGCGGGACCGAAATCGACGCAGTCATAACGGCCTTGGTTTCGGGGGAGTTCGTTGACGTCCCGACCGAATTCAGCGATCAGGTCGAGTTTGCTCTCGACGCCTTCGAGCAGGCCTGCGCCGTCTTCGACACCATGCCAGAGGTCTTCCCCCAGCGGTTCATCAAAACCCTCATCCCGGACGTCCACGGGACCGCTGACCTCGTCCTCGTCGGCCTTCGCCAGGGCAGACGCCACGTCATGGTCTGCGACTACAAGTCCGGATACTCCGACCGTGGCGAAGCCCTGAACCATCTCCAGATAAACACGTACGGAGCCGGTGAACTCACGACAGACCCGACTATCGAGACCATCGAACTCTGGCTTATCGAGGTCGACAAAAGGTTCGTCTCGAAATCCGGAGTCCTCAGTCGCCGCCCGTTCCTGGACGACGTCCACGCAAGGATCACCAAGGTGATCAACTCGGTGAAGTCGGCAACCGAAGCAGACTGGAAGGCCTGTAATGGATGCCGGTGGTGCGTTCGGGCCGTGACGTGCCCCGTCCTCGAAGCCTCGCTCAAAGCCATCGAAGTCAAGGACCCCGTCGAGATCGACGACCCGCGTAAAGCTGCCGAGATGATGTCGCCGGAGCGTGTCGCCTTTTTTCTCCTGAAATGGAAAGCCAAGGTAGAGACCGCCTCGGCCCTGGTCCGCCAGGTCGAAGGCCGCGCCATGGCAATCCTCAAGGCCGGCGGCGATGTCCCCGGCTGGGCCATCGGAGTCGGCCGGAACACCCGGGTCTGGGCGGATGAGACCGCAGCCCAGAAACTCCTGATGGAATCCTGTGGGCCAGGGGTACTTGAGACCGCCCTCCGCTCCCCGGCCCAAGTCGAAAAGCTCTTCAAGGAAGCCAAGCCCCTCGTCAAAACCCTCACGATCAATAAGCCCTCTGAAAAACTAGTTCAAACCGAAGGGGAATGAAAATGTTCGAAGCCGACAAGACTTACGTTTGCAAACTTAGTGATGCGTATCCGACGACCAGTTCCCAGAAGGGAACCCGTGGCTTCGCGATGAAGCTCACGCACGAGACCGCCGGAGACATCTACCACACCTTCTGGCTTGCCAGCCCTGAGCAGAAGGCCAAGTTCGTTGAGTTCATGCAGAAGGTCTTCGGCATCAAGCCCGAGGTCCTCAAGTCCGCCTCGTTCTGGGAAGACCCGATGACCCTCGTCGGCGGCAAGGACGTGGAACTGAAGACGAAATCCGATAACTACAATGGCAGGGACCGGGTCATAGTCGCCTTCGTCAACCCGGTGAATTCCAAGCGGTTGGCCAGTGCAGATGACTTCGCCTCGTTCTTCGGCGGTGGCGACGACCAGCCCACCCTGTTCCCGGAGACGGAAACGAATCCGTTTGAGGACAAGAAATGAACGGCGACAACGACGAAAAGACCCAGCGTCTGGTCAACCTGCTCAAGCAGCGCGAGGAACTGCTCCGCGAGGACAAGTCCTTCCGCGCGGCCTACAACGACGAACTCGTCGTCATCCAGGAGAAGGACCGCCGAGGCGCACTCAAGGAAGACCTCAAGGAACTGGACAAGGGGATCAAAGCCCTCGCCGCCGAACTCGACGAAGGCGAAAAGGAAACGATCGACCTGGCCTAGCCCGCAACCCAACCGCAACATCCGCCGCCCCCTTCAACCGGAGGGGGCGGTTTTCTAGAAGGAGAAGAACCATGCAGTTCGCGAACAAGGGAGACGAGGAGAAGTTCAACAAACAGGTCGAGGCGATCGAGAAGTTCATGCGTGACGTGAACCGGGCCGCCCGGATGGAGAAAGCCCTGCTCGCGATCAAGGAGATCGTCGGCGACAGGGAATACCCGGACGAGTGCGGGTGGGACACGTTCGACCAGATCAGGGACGCCCTGGACGAAGGGCTCAAGGAGGACAACGATGTACAAAAAGGGTGACGCGAAACTCCGAATCAACCTGTCCGCCCTCTCCGAGGAGGAGCAGGAGCGGCACTGGGATAACTGCGACTACGGCGACGACCACGTCAGCGCAGCCGAGGTGGCCGACTGCCGCCAGGTCGCCGCGCTCCCTCACTCCTGCGGCGAATGGATCATCGGGGGCCCGGCTGAACTCAACCAGTTGATCGAGGATCTAAAGATGATCCGGATAGAGGCGATGGGGGCCCCGACGGAAGAGGACAGGGAGGAGGCCCTGCACGAGGAACTGCTCGACCAATTGAGCACCCAGTTCGGCATCCACGATGCCATGGACTTCTACCGTTGGCTCGATGGTCTGAAGAAGGACTGGGAGGGGGAGATCAGACGTCTCCGGGCATCCTTACCCCGAGACCGGGTCCTCCCCGAGGAGTAGAATGGCCGGCACGCCTTTTCGAGCAGGGCCCATGAAGGCGCCGTAAAAGTAAGGCCCCGGAATTACCCGGGGCCTTGTTCCCTCAACCGCTACAGATGAAAGGAACTGAACATGCGAATCATACCAGCAATCGAAACGGTCTATGCCGGCCGAAAATTCAGGAGCCGTCTCGAAGCGAGATGGGCCGTCTTCATGGACACCCTTGGCCTCGAATGGTTATACGAACACGAGGGATACAAAACGAAGGCAGGGCTTTACCTGCCCGACTTTTACCTCCCTTCGATGCGACTTCACCTAGAAGTGAAGCCGACCAAAGAGGCCGCCCGGGACTCAGGGAAAAGGATCAGTGCCTTCCGCGATGAAGTGGGAGCAATCCTGGTGGTAATCGGCCCGCCAAAGATCATTGGGGCTGGGAAGACGGGCAACGGACACCCGACGTGGGAAGGTGAGGGATACGACCTCCTGTGCTGGGACGTGAACGACTCCAGTGGCGGGTCTGGCGACTTCACCGCATTTCTTGGAGCGGACAGACACGGTGATCCCGTCCTTGCCATCGCAGACGGTCGGGATAGGTCATACACAACGGACCCATGCATGACCGAGGACATCCTCCACACCATGCCCATCTCACCGCATAAAGCCCCCCCGTACGCGGCCATGGGGGAAGCATTCTACAGGGCGGTAGAAGCCGCTAACTTCGCTCGCTTCGAACATGGGGAGCATGGAAGGTGAGCCGCTTCTCCCCCGCCCCGGATTGGACATCCGTTCCCGTCGAACTGAAAGAGCGCCACCAGTGGGTCAACTGGAAGTACGTCCAGAAGGAAGGCAAGCCGAAGCCGGACAAGGTCCCAATCTGCCCGATGACCGGGAAGTACGCCGAGTCAGACAACCCGCTGACCTGGGGGACCTTCGATGAAGCCGTTGAAAAGGCATCCGCCAACAAGGAGCGGAAACTTTTCGTTGGCTACGTGTTCGCCAAGGAAGACCTCTTTTTTGGGTACGACCTCGACAAGAGTTGCGACGAGGACGGCTACCCAACCCCGGAAGCCAAGGCAATCATCGAAGCCTTCGGAACCTACGCCGAGATTTCGCCCTCGGGCACCGGGGTCAAGGGAATCGGGCGGGGGAAGATCCCGGAAGGAATGATCCCGGGGAAGACTGGGACCAAGGTCGAGCGGGTTGCCGATGGAGCCGGGTTCGAGATCTACGACTCTGGCCGGTTCTTCGCCATCACCGCGAGGCATCTCCCTTGGACCCCCACCGAATGCACCGTGGTCAACGGCGCCATCCCGTGGTTCATCCAGACCTACATAAACCCCAACCGGAAAGAACGGGCACTGCCGGCGGCAACCGGTGCAATCAAGGAGACCAGGACCGTCTGCCCCGAGAAAGAGCACCCACCGGTCGAACAGAGAATCAAGCGAGCCAAGGCGTACTTGGCCACGGACAAGGAGCCTGCCGTCAGCGGGTCCAACGGCTCCGGGGTCACCTTCATCGCGGCCATGAAGATCGTAAGGGGATTCTGCCTTTCGGTCGAGGATGCCTTGGTGGCCATGGAGGACTGGAATCAACGGTGCGAGCCGCCCTGGAGCGAACGGGAACTCATCCACAAGCTGGAGAACGCCCGGGACGATTCAGGGATGGAGTGGCACCACTTCTTGAAGGCGCCACCCCCATCCAGCCCAACCACGGACGAGTCGGATGCCCCGCAAGAGTGGGCCCCGAGTGAGCCCCAGAAGGAAACGGTCGACCTGAAAGACCTCTGGCTTACCCCAGCCCAAGCAATCCTCCGGGCCAAGGACAAATCCCACCGGTTCCAGACGAAGATCCCAGCCATCGACAAGGCCACCTCCGGCGGCATTCCCCGGGGGCGCGTGCTCTTGATGGCTGGTGCGCCCGGGTCTGGGAAAACGACCGTCGCCATTCAGATCGCCTGCAACATGGCAGCCCAGGGCGCCTTCGTCTCCATGCTTTTGGCTGACGAGGGCCTCGATGCCGGCGTCGTCCGCATGGCCCAGCGCATCGGGTTCAACCGTTCCAAACTCGAATCCGCAGATCCCGAAACCATCCACGCGGCAGCCAAAAAACTCGGGGCCCTCGACGGTTCGATCTCCTGTATGGACCCCGACCACGAGGGCGCCTCCCTGAAGAACTTTCTCGACGGCTCGGACCAACAAGCCGCAGGTCGGCCACAGGTGTGGCTCATTGACTCGGCCCAGACCGTCTTCCCGGACGGCAAATCCGACCTCCGAATCCAGATCAAGAAGATCGCCGACAAGATCAAATCCGAGGGCCGTAAACGCGCCGCCGTCGTCATCTTCCTCTCCCAAACCAACCGCGCGGCCTACCGTTCCAAGAAGGACGAGGACAACTCCAACCCTCTCTCCGCCGCCGCCGAGTCCGGTGCCATCGAACACATGGCCGACCTCATGGTCTTCTTCACGGCCATCGACGACGACCACTCCCGAGGGGTCATCCCCAAGAACCGCCTCGGTTCCGGCCCCTCTAAGATTCCCTTCCGCCTCGCCCTTGACCGGGAGTCCGCAACCTACAAGGAAGTTGACGACACTGTGGACGAAACTGGCCAGATGCTCGACAACCAAACGAAGAAGCTGAAGGTTCTCCGGGCCAAGGGTGAGAAAATCCTCAAGGAACTCAAGCTCAATCCCGAGGGCCTGACCGGTCGTCAAGTCACCGAGGCAGTCGGCGGAAAGACCGAGTACAACCGGGAGGCCTTGGAGCTTCTCCGGGCTGACGGAAAGGTCTTCAGCGAACCAATCCCGAGGGGCGGAATGCTCTGGAAAGCATCCCGATGACCTCGACCGTTTCCCAGAAATCGAGCGTTTCCCGGGTGTTTCCCGAGTGTTTCCCGGGAAACGCTTCCCCAAACGAGTTGAGTGTTTCCCCGAATACCCCCCCCCGTAAGGGGGTATCGAGGGGAAACGCTCGAATCGGGGGAAGGTGGAAACGGAAGAACTCGACCCCTATCCTGAAAACCCCAAAAACGGGAAACACTCAAAAGGAGGACCCGATGCTCGACGCTGAAACCCAAAAAGACATCGACGAACTCCACGCCTCGTTCGGGGCCGAAGAGATGCTGACCCACCTGGAGTGGAAGGGCGGGGTATACGACCCCCTCGCTCCTGTCCACCCGGGAGGGCAGGTCTCGATCGCCCGGTACGACACGTTCGACGAGCACGGATATGCCTGACACGTCAATATACAGCCGATCAACCTTCTCCAAGTTCCTGGGAATCCTCCGCCGGGGCGGCCGGCTGGTCGGTCAGCCAGGAGTGATCGGTCGGATGCCTCCGGAGGACCTCTCCCTGGCCTACCGGGTTTTCGCCGAGGAGGGAAACACCTTCCGCTGGGACAAATCCTGCCCAGACAGCACCCTCCTGGCCTACCTCTCCTCCTGGGATGACTGCTCCGAGGTCGTTTTAAGGCTCCCGAAGCCCGAAAACGTGGGTGAGTTCCCGGAAACCCGTCCTGAGGCTGCCACGAGGCGGGAAACCGAGCAAAAACAGGGTTCTGGCGACCCCCTCTGGTCCGAACTTACCCGCCTGGGACTCACCGACAAGCCGAAGTGAGCCCAAGGTGAGCCCAAAAGCCCAAAAAACTAAAAAATCGGGGGCGAGAGTATAGTGATTAGGCGCACGGCGCGCGCGCGGGTATGGGCGTGGGGGCCTGGGCGTGCCTAGGGCGTGCTCTCGATGCCACGGCGAGGCCTCGATAGTATGCGACTTACGCCGTAGTTACAGGATTTTGACAGAAGAGTCATTATCGGACTTACGCAGCGTTATATACTGCAAACAAAGGATTTAGCGGAAAGCGCGTAATATTATGGGCTCGATAGAGTAGGCGAAACCGCGTAATAACGAGCCGAAACCGCGTAATAGGTGCCCGGCGTGTGCCCGACGCAGCATCGCCGCTCCCCTGCCGAGGTACCTCCCGGACGAGCCGGTCCTCTCGTTCTGATCGATCATTTTGATAGGGGCCAGTGCTGCGCCTGGGCTCATTTCGTTACCTAGCGAAATGAGGGAGCGTCTCAAGACACCAGCGTTTCCCCCTTCTCCCCTGGTCTCTGCCGTGACTGTCCCATTTTGAGACACGTAGTGGGTCATTTGACCCACTTACGCCGTTTGCTCCTTGGAATTTGACATAATACCGAGAAAAACTAGACCAAGGTCTAGTAAAAGTGTCCCATTCTGGGACTGTACTTGACCTCGCAACCTTTGAAACACTTTGTTTCAATCCGCCGCATCCATATATGCGCACAGCATACCGTCGCACTATCGCCACACTGTGCGGAAATACCGTAGCAGCATCGCTACACTCCCCCTATACCGGCATGCTAACCCGCATATATCAGACGCATACCGCGCTAGCACCACTGGCATACCGCTTGCACCTATTCGGTCAGCCGTCCGGTATACGGGGAACGGCGAATCAGGAGACTCACATGCTTGCCTACATCGATTCCCTCACTTCTGGTCTGGTCCCGTGCAAGGTTCTGGACCGCGTCACGTTCCAGCCCCCATACCCGTTTTCCGAGAAAACGGTTCTCTCCGTGCGGATCACTTCCGGGCGCCCGGGATACAGCAAGGGTGAGACGCTGGACGTGGACGAGTCCATGGTGATCCCTCGCAACATCGTTCGCAAGACACGGGCAGCCGCCTACATCAGCGCCATGTCCCGCACATTCTGGGCCGAACACTTCGCGCAGTAAGAGGAGTAAGACGATGAGCGCATGGAAAGTCTACGGAACGACCGAAGAAATCAAAGCTGATGAGGGATGGGTTCTCGCGATTGTCCGGGATAGGCCGAACGGAATCGAGATTGGGCGTGTCTTCATCTCGTGGCACACTGGCATGACTATCCCCGAGGTTCGCGAGATTGCCCGGGAGACGCTCCGGGATGAGTACGCTACGGTGGGTTTGCGGTACGCGGACAACCTTCCCCCGGCGCTCCGTACCCTTTACCTCGGGCACTGAGGTTTCAGCGTCAAGGCTCAATCCCTTGAGCCTTGATCCGAGTCCTCAGAAACGCTAGCGCCAGCGTAACAGCGCGAAGGAGAGCCAACATGAAGAAACCTCTAGGTTTGGTACTGTGGGAAGGACAATCCCGGTTCTCACCCTTGCACAGAATCGCCGTGGTCCTTACCGGAATCCGCCGTCCCTCTGGTAACAGCAAAACTGGCCCGATGCTACAGGCATGGATTATCCCGGCTGACGGTTCCCCTGCTTCTGCCGTGGTCAATGGCGCGGACGAGGCAGTGTGCGGGGATTGTGTGCTCCGTCCGGTCCTCGCCAAGGAGCACGGCTCGTCTCAGTGTTATGTCCGGATTCACGACGGGGGGCCATCCAACGTTTTCGAAGCCTACATGGCCGGATCCTACGAACACGCGACACCCGATCTCCTCGCGCGCTTCGTGGCTCACTCCCACATCCGCTTCGGCGCATGGGGTGATCCTGCAGCCGTCCCCGCTCACGTCTGGTCAAACCTGGCTGACCTCCCCGGTGTCCGGTGGACGGGTTACTCCCATGGCGCGCTTAGGTTCGGTCTGGACGGCGTGGCCGATCTCCGCTCACTGGTGATGTTCTCGGCTGATGATCCGGCCACGGCCCGAGCCGCTCAGAACGCAGGCTGGCGAACCTTCCGCGTTCGGCAGGGCTCGACTGATCCTCTCCTCCCCGGAGAAATCGCCTGTCCCGCTAGCGCGGAAGGTGGCTCGCGAATCCAGTGTGATCAGTGTCTGCTCTGTGACGGTTCCGCCCGGATGGATCTCCGCAAGCTTCCGAACGTCGCAATCATCGATCATGGCCCGACAGCGTCTCGCCGCAAAGCGGCTTAGAGGAGTAAACATGAGCTACATCCTTACGGTTCTTCTCGCGGGAGAAATCTACAAAGAAAGCTTTCACGGCTGCGTGGACGAACTTGACGCCAGAATCACCGGCGCGGCTCTCCTCATGGACGAGCTAAACCCCGGAGAAACGTTGACCGTACTCTCCGCCGTCCGTCAGGACTGCGGCGAGGACTGCTGCGCCTAGGGGCGCGCGGAAGGAATCACAATGAGTAAATGGCCCCAAAACGAAGTTCCATCTTCGCGAGACTCACGCGGCGAAGAAAGCATCCCCGAGGAGAGTGAAATGATCACGGTCGAGGACTTCAACTCACTGGCGCGGCTTGACCGCGTAGAGGTCAAGAGCGGGAAAATCTACCGGGTGACATCGGTGGAAGCGCCGACAGCTCACTGGCCCGGACCTTACAACCACGTCCTTGCCCGGCAGGTTCGGCTTTTCAAGGAATACGGCCCGGTCCGCAAGCTGACTCCAAGGGGTGTCATCGCCATCACCCACCGCGCGGTGAAGTGGTGAACGGTATTCACCTGGCCCTCATCTTCTCCGCCGTCTTTGGCCTGGTCTGGATTAGCGAATCAGGAATCTTGGAACTGCGGGTATGGAAAACCCGCGAAAGGAGAGCGAAATGAACGACATCCTGATCTCTTCGACTGCGACACAGCACGGGTTCGGGAGCTACCCCTACAAGTGGGTGAGCCACCTCACCCCCGAAGAGCGCGCGCACGTCAAGGCCGGCGGGTACGTCGTGTTCCGGTCCCGGCCGGCCGGCGGGAATCACGGGACCACCTGGCGGATGGCTTACTCGATTCGCGGCGGCAAGCTCGTTCCACGGGTTCCGCCCCCAAGCGTCCTCGCCGTGCTCGAAGGGGGCGCGCGATGAACCGTGGCGCGCTAGATTCCATCCGTTCAGTCACCCATCTCTCGCTCCCCGAGAACGCACGGTGCCAGGTTTGCCGGGCGCCCCTCGGGATCGAGCATGTCGAGGTCTACCCCCGGAACTACTCGTACGAAGTCCTAAGGCTCTGCGCCGAATGTGCGCAGGACATCGGCAAGGCCGGGGACAGAGCAGCCAGTAAGCGGTAATCCACCGTAGGGGCCTGGCCGTGCGTGCATGGCGCGGCGAGGCCCCCTCGGCGGGTTCCCGGCACGGGAAGCCCTAGAAGGAGTTAGAAATGTACAGAGTCCAGATCACCTTGACGGTCGAGCGGGATGGGGCGCGGCGGGTTATCCAGGTCCCGATGTTCGACTTGGACGAGGATATCCTCGGGATCGTTTCCGAGGCACACGCGATGCGCATTGCCGGAACCATCGTCAATCCGACCTGCGATCCGGCCGTGGTCGTGAACGGTGACACATGGCGGGTCAACGCCGTGATTTCCCCGGTCGGGGAGTGAGGGGCGCGCCATGACCACAATCCTTTACCGCGCGAAGAACGACAAGAACGGTGACTCCCGGCTGATTCTCACGGTCTACGCCGGGCAGATCTTCCGCCGCTTCAACCTTTGCCGGTTCTCCGTTACAGTTCTGCCTATGGTCCCTCGCGACGTCGTGGACGTCACCCCCCAGCAGTTCAACCGCATGGTGCGCGTTTCCGAGGACGTGAGCGCCCTGTACCAGTGGCTGGGGGCCAAGCCGTGAGAATCCTGAAGACCGGCGAGGTCTGGAAGATCGAATCCAGCTACCAAGAGTTGGATCAAGTCAAAGCCGTGCGCGTCAACGGTGCGGGAGCATGGTGGCATGGGTTGCCGTGCTCTCGCCCCAGGTGCCCGGCTTGCGCGGCCCACCTCGGGAAGACGTGGTGGACGAGCGACCCGCAGGTCGCCGCCGCCTTCGGCTTCGCCGCCGAGGACGATGCCACGCGGCGCGGCCTGGAGGCTATCGTGGGGGCACGCCGAGAGGCTATCGATGCCTCACGGGCGGCATCTTCGGACGCTATCCTCCCCGCCCCACCAGGGCTTGAGTACATGCCATTCCAGCGGGCGGGCATCACCTATGCCATGACTCACCCGAACGTCCTGTTCGGGGATGAGATGGGGTTAGGCAAGACAATCCAGGCGATAGGGCTCCTGAATACCTTGCCCGAAGGTGAGGCACGGCGCGTCCTCGTCGTCTGCCCGGCATCCCTGCGGGTGAACTGGCAACGCGAGCTACAGCGGTGGAGTATCCGCCCTCTTCGGATTGGTATCGTGGAGGGCTCGAGATTCCCCGAGGGTGACCTCGACGTGGTCATCATCAATTACGACGTGCTCACCCGGCACTTGCCGGTGCTATCCGCCCGTCAGTGGAATGTGCTGATCGCGGACGAGGCACACTACGCCAAGAACAGCAAAGCCCAACGGACCAAGGCACTCCTCGCCATCCCGGCACGGCGGAAGGTGGCTCTCACCGGCACGCCGATATGCAACCGCCCGAGCGAGTTCTGGTCCCTGGCCCACTGGCTCGCCCCCGCCGAGTTCACTAGCTGGAAGCGGTACGGCGACAGGTACTGCGCACCCACGGCAGTGTGGACTGGCTCAGGCATGGTTACGACGTATACCGGCGCGGCGAACCTGGAAGAGCTACAGGCCAGGGCCAGGGGCTCGTTCATGGTGCGCCGCCTCAAGTCCGAGGTACTCACCGAGTTGCCCGCCAAGAGGCGCCAGATCATCCCGCTGGCCTGGAATGGTGCGAGTGCCGCCGTCAAAAGGCTCAACGCCGAATGGGAAGCCAGGGAAGCTAAAGTCGCGACCCTCCGGGTTGCTGCTCTCGGGGCGGCAACGGACGAGGAGTACAAGGAAGCCGTCAAGGCCCTCTCGGACGCCGAGAAGATCGCGTTCGAGGAGATCTCCACGGCGCGGCGAGAGCTGGCTATCGAGAAGTGCCCGAAGGCTATCGAACATATCTCGGACCTCTTGGACGAGGAACGCAAGGTATGCGTGTTCGCCCATCACCATGCCGTGGTCAAGCTTCTGGCCGAGGGGCTCGCCGAGTTCAAGCCGGTCGTTCTGACCGGCGAGACCTCGATGCGTGACCGCCAGGCGGCAGTCGACAGCTTCCAGAACGACCCGAACGTCCGGGTGTTCATCGGGAGCATCATGGCCGCCGGAGTCGGCTTGACCCTCACGGCAGCCTCGACGGCAGTCTTTGTGGAACTGGATTGGGTGCCGGGCAACGTCACCCAGGCCGAGGACAGACTGCACCGGATCGGGCAGACGGCTCCCGTGCTGATTCAGCACTTGGTGTTCGATGACAGCCTTGACTCCCACCTGGCGAAGGTACTCGTCGAGAAGCAGGAAGTCATCGACCGTGCCCTCGATAAGGGCCTGGTCCTGCCGGAACTGGCAGCCCTGGCCGCCGATCCGCTCCCCGCGAAGGTGGGCGTTCCCCGAGCGTTCCCCAGCGTTTCCCCGGACCTCCGGGCAGCGGTCCACGAGGCACTCGCGTTCCTGGCCGCCCACTGCGACGGGGCACGCACCCAGGACGGCATGGGCTTTAACCGAATGGACGCAGCCTTCGGGCGGCAGCTAGCGCTTCTTTCGACCCTCACCGACCGACAGGCCCTCGCCGGCCAGCGGGTGATCCGGAAATACCGCGCCCAGTTAGGGGCGGAACTCGCGGCCCGCGCGGGAGTCGCGGGGAAAGAGGAGTAAGACCATGGCGCTCTATGCAGTCTGGAGAAGTGACGACAGGCGAGGGAAGGTATCTCTCGCACTGGCAAACGGCCCCGCTGAAGCAACGGAAGTGGTGGCTCGGAGGGAAATGTCGAAGTGCCTCGATCGTGGGTATGTCAACTTGGACCACTTGAACGGCGTGTACCTCGCGGCAAGGATCGAAACCGAGCCCCCGGAGAAGGTCACCGTCGAGGAGAACTATGGGCACGTCAGCGTGCGGAGAGAGGAAGAGTAACCATGAACGGAATCCACGTCTTCGGAATCTTCTTCGCCACCTTCGCCCTCGTCTTCCTGGACGAGACCGGTTTTTGGAATCTCCGGGTCACCCGGACGGGAGGCAAGCCGTGAAGTGCTACACGTTCTCACCGGCAAATCACGAGTTGACCGAGGGCATCGCGGTCTTCCATCACCCGGACTTCGGCTGGAGCGTCAAGCTCGGGGCCGAGGGGCGCGGCAACATCCGCACCCACATCAGCGTTGACAAGAAGTTCCCGCCGAAGGTCCGCGAGAACACGGACGGCGACTTTTACCTGGCTCACTCGGGCCATAAGACCATCACGCTGCCGCCTGACGCTCAGTACAAGAACGGCAAGCGGTTCAACGTGCTCTCGAACGTCAACGAGAACCGGGCTGGTGCCATCGTATGGGTGAGGGGTGCGGCTGACGTGGTCCCGACCCTCTGGTGTCAGGTCCTCGCATCCGGGGAGTTCCACGTTGAGCGGCGCGGCTATACCGATGCAGTCATCGCGATGGACGACCTGGGCGAGGTGGAGGTGATCTTCTACGGCAAGGATGGCGAGAGTAGGGTATCCTTGCTGGTGGACGGTGACGAAGTCACCCTTAAGGAGAACACATGGAAGAGCAACTAGAGCCGATGCCGCTGGAACCCTGGCTCAAGCCAACCGAAGCCGCCCCGGAGCCGGTCGTCGAGAAGAAAGAAAAGGTGAGGCGCGGGCCACGCAAGAAGAACGCGACCACCGAGACGGCCACTGCCGGGAAGCTGATCGAGTTCGAGGCCCAGACCCTGGCCCTCATCAAGCAGGTCGCGAAGGCCTACGGCTGGAGCGACAGTAAGGTCATCAAGCAAGCGGTCAAGGCAAGCCTCGAACCGCTGGTCGTCAACGGGAAGATCGACACGGACTCGCCGGGCGTCGTCGCCTTCTGGAAGAAGGCAATCCAGTAAACCGGACCACGGGAGAAGGAGGGAAGGGATGATTAGTAGGGATTCCATGGGGTTCACCCTCGTCTGTGACGTGTGCAACACGGAAGCCGAGGAAACTTTTGACGAGTTTCAGGACGCCGTTGACTTCAAGAAAGAGAACGGGTGGAGGTCACGGAAAGCTGCCGACGGGTGGCAGGACCTCTGCCCGGACTGTGTCAAGAGAGGCGGGCAGTGATTGACCTCCTGGCCCGGCCCTGCGGCCACTGGCCTGTGGGTGCCGCCATCCTCGCCATCGTCCTCGGCCTGCTCTGGATCCAAGCCTGCTTGATGCAGGCCCGGTACGAGGCCAGGCTGAAGCGGTGGCTGGAGTGGAGGGCGGACGAGCAGGGCTCGGCCAGCGTCAGGGACTTTCAGGAGTATCTTAGGGGCAAGCGGTAAGGCCCGAACAAGCCACGTCACGGTTTCCGTGGCGTTCCGCCCTTGTGGCGGTGACACGGCCCCGGGGTGCGGGGGAAGGGAGCCTACTTGGGCTCCCTTTTCTTTTCTCTGTCGTTCGTCAGGATGATCACCCGTCGCTGGAAGCCCCGGATCTGGTTTGTCAGGTCGTCGAGGATGCGCTTCCGCTCTGCCGGGTCCTTGGTCATCATCTGGGAGATCTTGGCCCGCTTCTGCTGAAGGTCGTCGATCTTTGCCTTCAGCTTGGTGATCGCCGTGGCGAAGCCGATGTCCCGCTTCTCGATGTACTCACGGAGCATGAGCGGGTCGGTCCTCTTGAGTTGCTTCTTCGAGGAGACCGCAGTCTCGGCCTTCTCGGCAATCTCGCTGAAGGTCTCGGAGGCGAACCCGGTCCCCCGGTTCTCGGGCGGGAAGAACCGGCGGCGCCCGAGGAGGTCCTGGGCCGGGTGGTACTCGCCCTTCGGCATCTCCCGCTTGGTTCCCTCGCTGTAGGCACGGTCGGCCAGGTTGTAGAAGTCTCGGAGCCCGACCTGATTTGCCAGGAAGGCGATCTGGTCCGGGCCGGGCACGGCACCTTTGACGTTGGTGCCGAGGGCTTCCGCCGCCTTCGTGTCGTCGATCTTCTCGGCGGCGCTGAACATCCCCTGCGACAGGTCTTTCGAGAGTTGCCCGGTGCGGTAGCCCTGCCTCAACGGAGCGTCCATCTTCCGCTGGTACTCCATCTCGATCTTCCCGCCGTAGAACGGGTCGGTATTGAACTTCAGGCCGAGGTAAGCGTTGATCCAGGGGGAGAGCCCACCCGCCTTCAGTTCGTTGCCGAGACCCTTGGCGACCCGGCCCAGCGGCTTGTAGTCCACTTCCTTCTGGGCGTCGTAGACGTGCGGGTCTTTGTTGAACATGGCCCGAACGGGCTTGATCAGGTTCTCTTCCAAGTACTCGGGCTTCTCCTCGTACAGGGCGTCGAGCATCGCCTCGGGGATCGTGGAGAAGACCGTTGACCAGGTGAATGCTTTGGGCTGGGCGACCACCTTGCCCCGGATCGCCTCGGGAAGCTCAGGGATGTTCGGGGTGCGGATGTAGTTGTAATACAGCCCGTTCTTCCCCTTGCGCTGCTCCTCGATGGTGTCGTCACCCTTGTTTAGGGCCCAGAGAATCATGGTCGGGACGGTCTGCCACAGGAAGGCCTTTGCCATGACCTCGGCGGCTGCCTTCGGGTTCCTCTTCCCGCTGATCGGGTCGTACCCGGTCATCGTGAGGTAGAACTTCCGGCTGGACTGGAGCCCGGCGTTGAGGAAGGGCAGGAAGCGGTTCGCATCCCTGATCCACTTGGCTGACCCGAAGGTCGCGAAATTGGTGGTGTTCTCCCGGGCGTAGGTTCCGGCGACGAGGTCGTTCCGGCCAGCCTTCAGGGTCTGCCGGGCGACAGCCTTCCTCGTGGCTGACTCGAAGGGGGCCTTCCCCTTCTCGATGATCTCCAGCCAGTTGTCGAGGAAGTGTCCCCACTTGAGTTGGCCAGGCTTGAGGTAGTGAATGACCCCGCCGGCCTTAGTGCCGTGGGCAATGGACTCCCGGATCTGGTCAAAGACAGCTTCCTTGGTCTCGAAGTCGTGAGCCGACATGTTCGAAAACATCCCGGCGGACCTCTGGTACATCGCCTGGAAGCGGGCCTCGTCGATGCTCGGTGCCTTCCCGAAAGCGGAGCCGATGGCTCGGCCAGCGTCCCGTGCGATCTCGACGAGGGGAAGGATTCGTCCAGTGAACGGCTGCGCCAGTACACGCCTGGCTAGCCCGCCGGTCCCCCTGGTCTGCATGGTGCCGGTTGCGGGGTCGCGGACCATCTGAGCCATCTGGAACGCGGGCATCCCGGTCACCATCCACTTCAAGAACGAGGTGGGGTGGGTCGCCAAGGCAGTCAGTGCCCGGACGGTCTTGCTGTTCGAGGGCGCGTCCGGCACCCGGTTGAGGGCAGTCAGAAAGTCTCGAACGACCCCGTCGACCTTGAGTTCCTTGACCTTGCCGTCGACGACGACGCTCACGACCGAGGTGCTCTTGTCGAAGTCATGGCGTGGTTCGATGAGCACACCGAGTTGATTCGCCTCGTCGACCGAGAGCGTCTTGCCTTGGGCCTTCGCCCGGCGCGTGACGATCTCACCCTCAGGGGTGAGCCCTTGGGCCGGAGCCAACGGGGTGTGCTTCTTCTTGGCCGGCTCGGCGATGCCACCGAGGGCACCCTCGATGGAGTTCTGCATCCGCCAGAGGTTGGCGGCTGCCATATTGCGGTCCACCTGGCTGATCCAGCGATGGGTGCGGTCGATGGCTTGCCAGATCTCGTCGACGACAGGGCGCTTGGAGCCTTTGATGTTCCGGAGGGGCGACCCGGTCCCGGCTTTGTTACCGGCACCGTCGCCGCCCGTCTCCTGCTCAAAGAGACGCTCCATCGGGGAGAAGTGGGGCCACCGTTTCTTCAGGGCAGCCCAGACTCCTGCGTCGATGGCTCCCTTGGAGACCGCGTAGTCACCGAGGGAGTTGAAGTACGCCGTGAGTTGCTCGGACTTCTTGACGATGTCCGCCTGTCTCGGGTCGTTCCTGACCGCATCCACGAAGGCCTGCATCTCGGCTCGGGTGTAGCCGGTGCCGTGCTCGACTCCGGCTGCGTCGAGGTCGAGTGCGTGCTGGAACTGCCGAAAGTCATTCAGACGGTTCGCCTTGTCCTTACCCATACCAGAGAGGATGGACTTGAGGCTGGAGACGTACTCGGTCTGGCCTTGGCTATTGACGTAGGTCGCGAACTCAAACTTCCCGGTCTGCCGGTTAAGGATGATAGGTCCGACCTCTACCTCCTGGCCGTTCGAGAGCTTGACTTTGCTGCCACCGGAGCCGACTCCCTTGATGAAGAGGTTCTCGGTTCCGGCGGACTTGGCATCCTTGGCCACGAGGACGGGGGAATCCCACTCGTCCTTGTAGATGAGGTCGGGATTCGTTCCGATCGGGAACTTGTCGTACCCGCGCTCGCGCCAACCGGTCTTGCGCTCAATCTCCGCCATCTCCCAGGTCTCGTCGAAGAGAGCATCGGTTACCCTGGTGGCCTCGCCGAGGTCCGCACGTTTACGCGGGCCGGGGATGCCGCGACGACGCTGGAGGTCGTCGGCCATGGCTTGGAGGTGCGGCGGGAGCTGGGCTGCACGGGAGGCGAACCTGATGTCCGGGTTCTCCGGGTCGAACGTCCCACGGTTGCCGGTCGCGGACTTGATCTGGGCGGGGTCGAAGGCGATGTAGGAGGTCCCGCCCTCCACCTCGTTCTGGTAAACAACCCCATCGTGGCCGGCTTTCACTAGCCTCCGTTTGAAACTGTCTGCCATCTCCTCGGCGAGTTCGTACCAAGGGGCGCCATCGCCGGAATCGGCTGTCCTCTCTAGTTCAAGGGCCTCCTCGTTGACCTGTTTCCTGAAGTCAGAGTCCTCTGAGTACCGGGCTCCATCTTCGTCGCCCCTCCGGTACAGCACGTCCTCGATAACCGGGGCGTTGTACTCGCCACGCATCATCTCGTCTCGCATCGCGGAGTCGGACGATTCGTACGGCTTCCTGATCTTGAGCCACGCCCCGTAGACCCGTCCGTTTTCCGGTACTCCAGAGCGTTCCCCGTAAAGGCCAGAGGCAAACTTGCCCGCCACGTTTGGTTCCGCCGCGAAGTGGCTGCCGAGATACGTGGTCGGGTCGGGTCCGCTTCCAACCCGATCATCAGCCACCCGTCGCCCGGTGGCGAACTTACCGAAGTCCTCTGGGGCGGTCGTCCCATGGTAAACAACCAGCGGCTTCCCGTCCTTGTCGACGACCTTGGAATCTCCGAACCACTTCTTGAACTCGGGAGTCTCGGCTTGCCGGGAGGCGAACAGCGGCAGCCCTTGCTTCGCTACCTCGCGGGCCTTCGGGGTGAGGTCGATGGAGTGAACGTCGACGAGGCCTTCGCCCGTGTCGATCTTCGACATCCCAACCTTCATTGAGGGGTCCAGCTTCTTGGCGAGGTCCTGCACCTTGGTCGGCAGCATCGCGTCGTAGAAGCCCTTCATGCCCTCGCCACCGACCTTGAGGTCGAGGCCAGAGAGGGTCTTCGCGCCGGACATGTGCCTGTCCCCCGCCGGGAACCCATCCCCACGCACTATTTTCTCGGCGACCTCCTTACCGAGGAAGTCAGGGAGAGCGGACTCAGCAAGGGTCTGGCTAGCTATGTTCCTGCCACTTAGGTCAGCGACGGACACGGAGTACTTGCCAGTTCGTTCGTCACGAAGGTAGGTGACCTCGCTGACCTGCTTGGACAAATCGTATCTCTCCGCTTGGGTGGCTCCAGTTGCCCACGTCACCTTGTCGAATCCGTTGTCCGCAGCCCAGCGGACGATTCGTTTGAGAGCAAGCTCGGGCCAGGTCTTCTTGAAGGGGGCGTCGGGGACAGCGTCCCTGTCCTTGAACCCGGAAGCGAGACGGATGGCCTCGGCTGGGGAGTTTGCCGATCGCTCCGTACTGACAACATTCCCGACAGAATCCCTTACTTCATATTCTGGTAGTCCAGTAATCGGTGATTTTGGACGAACGACGTTAGCCACCCAGCCGGTTGTGTCGGTGGGCCCAGTAGCGTACCCCTGCTTCCTCCCCTTCTGGTGCCAGTCGCTCTGGATCTCCTCGACGTGCAGGATGCGCTCGCCGTTGGGCCCAGTGCGCTCGTTCAGACGGACGTGGGCGAGGACGTTGGGCTCACTGAAGTGCTGGGACTGGAAGCCGTGGCCCTTGTTTTCCAGGGCGGCAAGTTGGTTCTCTAGTTCCCGTAACTTGTCGCTGGCTTCAGTGCGTATCTCTGACATTCGGTCGGCATGCTCCGGATGTTCTCTCCCGTACCTCTCTGCTTGGCGGAACATTTCCTTCTGAGCGGTCCTCTCCTCTTCTAGCCTCTTGCGTTCTGGAACAGTCGCGTCTGGGAGGGTGAGTAGAAGTTCACGGTAGTTCTTGCCACCGGGGAGGGTGTAGTTCTCGTACTTGGTGCCGCCCACAGAAAGACCGTGTTTGTCGACGTGTGTCAGCACGTACGCCTGCGCCTCTTCCAGCGAGTGGAACCTTTTGTTCTGCCCACGGGCTGGGTCCGAGAAGATGTAGGTATCCTTTTTCTTCTCTATTTGGGCCCAGCGACCATGGCCGAACTTGGCCACCCAATGGTTTGGCCCATCTGGTTCCCATTCGGGAACACCCCCCTTGATTTTCTCCTCAACCTTCACCTCGTTCTGGTCGAGGTGATCGAGGATCTCTTGCTTGGTGACCGACTCCTTACCCTTGAGCAGGTCCTCGATCCGGGACCACTCCATTTCCTCGGGCTTGACTCCCTTGGCTTTGAGGGCACGGAGGAGTTCGCCAGTGCGCCACTTACCCTGGCCAGCCTCGATCTCCCTGCGAAGCTTCGAGTAGTAGACCGGGGCTTCCTTCTCTACGCCTTCGGCCCCTCGGGAGGAGTACTTGGGCGCTCCCACGACATCTTGTACGGGCTGCGCGCCCTCCACTCCTGCACTTCCTGCTCGCTCGCCACCGGCTCGTCCGTCCTGTACCCCTTCGCCTCCGGGTCGTAAACCATCCCAGGAATATCCTTCTCCGCCATCTGGCGCCTCCCTCGTGGGAGCGAACTCCTCACCCGCATATCGTAACGCAGTTTTACCTGATGGGTCTATACCATACTGATGTCGCACCCTATCCATCTCTGCCATATGGATAGCAAACGATTCCGGGGAGTGTGCATTCTGTTCGGCGAACAGGTCGTTGAACCCCTTCTTGATCTCGGCGAGGGTGAGGTCGCGCCCGGCCCGGGAGTCACCTTCCTGATAGGTGACCTTGCCAACGAGATCGGCTGGCTTCCTGGCCCACTTCCTGAAGAGTTCCATGCTCTTCTGGTCCGGGGTGAAGAGGTCGACGTTCCGCCTGCCGTAGTAGGTAAAGCTCCCATGCGGTAGGTTCCGGCGGACTCCCTGCTCGGCCAGGGCTGCGTGCGCCCTGCGCTGGATGGAGCCGCGCTCCGTGTGAACCATCAGCCGGTCGACCGTGTCTTCACGCGAACGGTCAGTGGGCTTCTTCGTTTCGTCGATCGAAGTAATCTTCGGGTTCCATGCTCCGAGAACGTGCCCCCGTTCGAGTTCGTAGAGCAGGGCGGGCGTTCCGTCCGGGTTGGCCACGATGAGCACGCCTGTCCTCTTCCCGCTACCCGGAACCCACTTAGTCAGGGTCTTCTTGTCGAGCCCCTCGACCTTCTTCCCTGCTTCGATCCCGACTCTCTGGGCGGCTGTCTTGCCACGGTCGATGACTCCGGCGGGGCCGGTCCTGGCATCGGCCACGTTCAGCCACCAATCGCCCGGCGCCATGTCCCGCTGGAGATCCCCGGTTGCCGTCCGCATCGAGAACTTGGGTTCAGAGGCGGGCTTGATCCCAGTCCTCTCGATGGTCTCCGCAAGTCGCTGCCGCCTAGCCGCCAGTTCAGCCCTCACCCCGTCGAGTCCACTGCGTAATCTGGTTGCCTCGGCCACCCCATCCAGATCCAGGGGAAGTTTCTTGATGCGCGCCTCCATGCGCGCCTCGTATTCCTTGGCAGTTTTCTCCACCTTGGCCAAGGACTTCTCGGCGTCCGCAACCGCTGGATCACTGGCGTTGTACCGGGTCTTCCTGAGTTCCGTCAGTCGATCCTGCCATGTCGGAGCTGGCGCACGCAACTCGTTGATACGCCCAGCCGCTTCCTTCTCTGCGGTCAGACGTTCGGCCTTTTGTTTCTCCCATTCCTGGGTATCCGACTTGCGCTGTTCGTCTGCCTGCCTCTCGGCTTCCTCCCACTTCTTGACATCAGCATCTTGCTGGGCCTCGGCAGCGGATCTCAGATCTTCCGGGCTCCCCGGCACCGGAGGCGGCGGAGCAGGTTCAGGCCCAGCAGGCTTCTTCATCAGCCCACGAAGCTCTTCCAGTTCCTTATGGATCGTCTCGGCTTTTTCCTTGAGTTCCCGGGCCTCCAGTTTCCCGACGTTCGTCGACTGATCCACGGCTGCAATCTGTTTATCGAGGTCAGCCAGTTGTTTGGCCGCTGTCTCCTCGTGCTGCTTCATCTGCTCGGCGGCATCCGCCTGCACCCGATGAAGGTCACGCTCGGACTGGTCGAGGGCCTCAGCTACCGGCTTCATGTCCGCGACCGGCGTCTTCGCCTTGTCCATCTCGGCGTACTGCTTCTTCAGAGCAGCGTTCTGGGTGGCTACCTCGCGCAGCTTGCCCACCGCATCCACGGGGGCTGGGGCCGGGGGTGCCTCGGCTGCGGGCTCCTTGCCTCGGGCGATCTCCTCCGCCGTGTACAGCGGGTTCGGTGGCTTCGCCCCAGTCATATCGAACCTGCCCTCGGCGATGTCCCGCGCCACGTCAGCGGCAGACTTCTTCCCGGTAAGCAGGAACTTCGCGGTCTCGAACCACTGGTTCCGACGAGCCTTGGCCACCTGTTCCGGCGAGCCAAGGATCATGGTGTCCGTATAGAGGCGGCCCAGCCCACGGTCCTTGATCTCGGCCATCGCTTCCCGGTCGCCCTTCTTCGCCTTCTCGAAGACATCGAGGATGTTCGGCATTGGACCGTTCTTGATTCTGTAGATCTGCTCGATCGACTGCTCGTAGCTACTCGACGTTCCGAGCGTCCGCTCCACCAGTTCCGGGAAGGCCTCGATCCCCTTGGCTGCCTTGTCTAGGCGTCCGATCTGGTCGGCAATGTTCTTCTGCGCCTCGGGCGGGGCTGTCGCCTGCCGTTCCACGAGTTCGGCCCTGAGCTTCGCGATGCTCGCCGTGTCTTGGATCGCCCCGTGTTCCAGCCCGAGTTCCTTCTCGATGTCCCGGAGTGAGCCAGTGAGTGCGCCCATGTCCGTCAGGAGGTGGGTCTGCTCGTGCTTGATCAGGCCCATGTCCGTCTTGGCCACGAGGTGGATCGTCGGGGGCGCTCCTGCCGCAGGCGGGGTGATCCAAGCGTCGTGCGCCTTCTTCTCCCCGGTGGCCGGGTCGACTTCAACCTTGACGTCCTCGGGCTTGACGAACTTGACGCGAGCCAGGTCGAGGCTATTGCCCTGCCGGATTCCATAGAGTCCGTCGCCGTGGTCGACAACCCGCTTCCCGATGAAGGCTTCCTTTACGAAGTCCTTCTGAATCTTCGCGTCCGTCAGGTCGTACGCTGGCATCCGGGTCCGCTGCCGGTACTGGGCAATCCCAGGCTTGGTTCGCCAAGCTTCGCCACTGAGGCGCCCGCCCCTGTGGATGTCCGGCAGGGAGATATCCCCTCTGGACTGCCCAAGTTGGTGCTTGGCCATCATGAACAGCATCGCCGCGCTCGTGATGTCCGGGAGGATCTCCTGGAGTTTCTTCTGGTCACCTGTCCGGAAGAACTCCTCGCCACCCTGCGTGATCCGGTCGAAGTTCTGCGGTAGTTCCTTTGCCATCTGGTACGTGTAGTACGCACCCACCGCCCGGTGCATCAACGGCTCGTTGACCACGGTCTTCGCCGCTGTGCCCAGGATATCTGCCTTGATACGCTTGGTCGTCGCCGTGCGTGCCGGGCTATCCCACCAGCCCTTTCCGGGGATCAGCCCTGGGTTCACGTCAGAAGTCAAGAGGTTTCTGATCCCACCCCAGGCGCCCTCGACAGCTTCTGGCGTTTCAAGTCCCGCTTGCTTCACAGCAGACGAGGTCGCCGCATCCTTCAGGGTCTTCGCCTCGGCGAGAGCAGCGTTGTGTTCCGCACCAGCCCTTGCCGCCCCTTCGCGCCACCGCTGGGCCACGCTCGTCTCACCGAGCCCGGTGATCGAACTGACCTCGCCGCCACGTTTGGCTGCCTTGACGATGGCACCCGGCGCTTTCATCAGGGCCAAGTTCGTTGGCGTGATGAGTGCCTCGGCCAGCCCCGCTCCCGCTTGGTGCGCTGTGTTGATTCCCTCAGCGACGTTCTCCACCACCTTGGCTCCGGTATCGAATATCTTGGCCTGCCGCATCGTCCGGGCGTGTGTGTCCGGCAACTTATACGGGGCGGTCTCACCCGTCCGCTTCGCCTCCGCCCGCTGCCGTTCGATGTCCTCCGCGAAGTCGGCGTTGATCCCCTGCCGAACCTTACCTATGCCCTCTCTGGCCAACTCCACACCGTAGTCGCCGATAGCTTTCGTAGCCTCGACGGCTCGCGGAGTAAAGAGCGTTTCGCCGTACTCGTAGAGGGCTTTCGGAAGTGAGCCAGAGGCTACCGCGAACTTCTTGCCGGCCTGATACAGGCGTCCCGGCATGGTCTGCTTCACGGCTGCGTCGATGAACCCACCGGGGGTTGTCGGCTTCTCGTCGATGGTCCCACTCAGGGAGTTCGCCACCCCTTGGAGTTCTTCAAGACTTGGGAACTTCACCCTCTTCTCGGACGGGTCTTCGAGGCCCCGGGCGAGGATTGGGTTCGCTCGGCCACCGATGGCCGTGCTGAGTCGAGGACTCTGAACACCGAGGAATCCGCCCTTCTCGATCCACGGTTCGTCTTCTCTGGGCAGAGTGAGTCCTGCCTCGCGCTCGTCAAGGTGGGCTACCTGCTGGTCAGCCTTGGCACCGATGGCACCGCCACGGTACTCGGGCGTGCTAGGCAGGTGCCTCTTGGCTTCCTGCGCTACGGCTCCGTACTTCCGGACAGCCTTCTCCAACACGTCCTGATCCGGCACTTTGAGTGGGGCCCCACCCCACTCCTCCTCAACCGGCTTGACGTTCGTGGCCCGAGGGATCGAGAGCCCCTTGTTCTTGTCCTTGCCGGGGCCCTCGGTCAGATACCACTGGCGAGCGGTTCCCTTGGAACGCATCGCTTCCGGGGGAACCCGGATAGGCTCCGTCAGGCTGGGGTCCAGTTTGCTGAAATCAACCAAGGCCCCTTGGTTCGTGTCGACCAGGACATCATCCTCGTCAGTCAGGGAACCCCAGTACTTGGGCATCGGTTACTCCATCACAAGGACTTGTTGGCCGGTGTTTTTTGCGGCGGGATCTTGTGGCGCAGGCGCCCCCCCGCTTCCTTGCCGTGCCTTCCGGGCCGCCTTCAGTTCGTCGGCCTTCTTGATCGTAGCTTCGGTCAGCATGTCAACACCCTTAGCCCCAGACGATACGAGGAAATCCACGTCGTTGGCGTAGGCTGCCTGCACCAGCCGACTAGCGGCTGGGATGTCATTCGTGAGATCGGCGCGCAGACGGATCGCTTCTTTACCGGCATCGATGCCCATCTGCTTGAGGGTGGCCTGGTTCCTGAATCGCTGGGCCTCGTTCGTTGCCCTGTTCGCTTGGGTATCTTCGGCTCTCCCGGTAAGAGCGTTCTGCGTGAGCTTCGTCCGGTAGGTTTGCGCATCGTACGTAGGAATCCGTTCCTTGCGCGTGACCCCCTCCATCGGCGAGTCTTCGTACGTGTAGTAGGGGTCGTCGGTCGAGCCCTTCCGTATCTGGTGGAGAACCGTCTCTCCCCCGGGCAACTCTCCGTAGCGAATTTCGGTTTCAACGGACTTCGGGTCCAGCGGGAGTTGCTTGATCTCCCCGTCGATCGAGTAGTAGCCACCGTCGAGGTTCCGGACATCGTGCTTCGGTGTGCGCTGCGACTTGAACGCCGTGTCGTACTTGTCCATCGCCGCCCGGTACTTGTTGCTCTTCATGTTTCCGATCAGGTTCAGCGCGCTCCCGTACTGCGGGAACATCGCCGCAAGAAGCACACTCCACCACTTCCCGGCGGAGTCGGAGAAGGAGCCGAGTTCTTTCTGGGCCGTCTTGACCTCATTCCACGAGTCGACGAGGTCACCGCCACCGAGTGTGGCGAAGGAGTCCTTCGTGACGTTGGATACGTCGGCAACCTGCGGCTCCTCCTTGATGATGTTGTCCAGCGGTGCGAGAGAGCCAAGATCGAACGTCGAGGAGAGGTCGGGGTTGGGAGACTTCTCGTGGTAGGAGGTCGCCTGCGAGAGGAGCCTATTGATGGACGGCTCGCCACCCTCAAGGTTGGTAGGCTGGGCGTTCCCCCTCATCGGAAGGATGGCACCCGGACGCATCCGAGCGATCGGCGGGTTGGACTGTGGCCTTGGCGGGAGAGTGGCCGAGTCCATCTTGGAATTCTGCGGGCCTGCGTCCATGGGGTCAGGAGGCCCCATCGGTTCGGGCGGGGCGATCGACTCGGGGCGCACCGAGGGCGGAGGCGCAGCCTCGGCGGTCTGGCCCAGTCGACCAGCGACATCGCTGAACCCACCGCCGATTGCATTTGCGATAGAACCAGCCGTGTCCTTGCCTATACGCGCCGCACTCTCACCGGCTCCCTGCAACGAGGCGAGAGCCTGCTCAAGCAAGCTACGCTTCCGACGTTCCTCTTCTGGTGTCGGCATCACATCACCTCACGCGCCGTAGAGCGAGGCAAGGACCTCGATCATCCACGAGTTGTCCTGGATCTTCGGCTGTTCTTGCTTCCCGAAATCCATCGGCTTGTTCATCTCGGCACCCGCCTTCTGGATGTTCTGCTGCGTCATGTCCGTGCTCTGCTGCGCCGCTGGTGCTGGTCCCGGTGCCATCGGCGGCTGCACGTTGTTCCCGAACACCGACTGCCCGACCTGATTCAGTTTGTCCTGATACCCGGAACCGTACTGCCCTGGGTCCTCCGGCGGACCCGTGAAACTGGGTGAGCCAGGAGGAGAAGGTGGGCCCATCTCGTCCTGCGTCCCGGTTGTCTTCGGCCTGTTCCCTGCATCGATCGCTCGGCCCAAGGCACCGTAGTCCTGCTCGTACCCGTTCTTGTACTGAAGGTTGCCCGCGTCTCCGAGGAGGTTCCCCCAGTCGGTTCCGCCCGAGGAGGACGTGTACCGCTGGCTGAGGTCATCCCAGAAGCTCATATCGAGAATCCTCCTGCGGAACCAGACGTACCCGTGTCACCCCTCCCCCAGCTAGAAACCGGGATCGAGGAGATCATAGAGATCAGGCTCCCGAGTGACTGCGCCGCCCCGGACTGCTGCCCGAGGAGCTGCTGCATCATCTGAATCCGAGCCATCTCGCCCTGGGTCTGCTTGTTTCCGAGCCCGGCCTGAAGGTTTGCGCCAGCCAACGTGTTCGCGTTGTTCCGCTCGATCGCCCGTTCTTGAGCAGTGAGGGCCTGCTGCTGCCTACCCCTGGCCTGCTCGTTCATCGCCATCTGGGTTCCGAGCTGGGTCTGGTAGCGCGAGTCAGCCATCCCCTGCTGCTGCTGGTAGCCAGACAGGGCAGCCTGTTCCCGCTGGCGAGCCTGGTTTTCCATCGTCATCCGGTTCTGGATCGCCTGCTGCGCGCTGGCATCCTGCTCCCCCTGGAGTTGGCCAAGGTTGTTGAAGGCCTGCTGCTGGTAGCCACGCTGCTGGCCGAGCATTCCTTGCTGGGCACCGAGCCCAAGTTGTTGGGCCGTGAGTTTGTTCTGCCCCAACTGGTTATACTGGTTGAAAGCTGAATTCCACCGCTGATCGGACTCCTGAGCCATCTGCCCGTACATGTTGGCAGCGTCCCGTTTCATCGCGGTACTCTCGTTCGCCATTTGCCCGTAGAGCCCAGCCGCCGCCTGCTTTCTGGCGTCTCCTGCTTGGCTCATCTGCCCGTACATGTTGGCAGCCTGGGCCTGCCTGGCCCTATCCGCCGCGTTCTGGTTCTGCTGGGCGTTGAGTGCGTAGGTCGTCCGCGCGTCCCCCTCGCCCTGAAGCTGCCCAAGTCCCTGGAGACCCGTTGACTGGTCCGCTCGCTGGGCGTCTGCCATTTGAATCTGGGCCTGGTTCAGGTTCCGGGAGACCTGGTTTGCTGCGTCGAGTCGGCCAGAGACGAGGGCCCCCGCCGCACCGGCGGCGTTGCCCGTCCGAGCTACGCCACGGTTGACAGCTTGCTCGATCCCGCCGAGTTGAGACTGGATGGGAATTGCGGCTGTCTGTTTGAGTGCCTGTTTCGTCGGGTCGTCGTGCCCACCACCACCACTGGCAAACCGGCGGAAGGTATCCTCTCGCTGCCCCTCGTACTTCCCCGGGTTGTAGCCGAACTGGTTGACCTGTCCCATGGTCGAGGATTCGTCAGCATTTCGACCGCCGGCCATGGTCCCGACAAGTCCAGCCTGCGGGTCCTCGTACATCCCGCGCCCGCTCTGAAACTCAGTAGCGAGAGCACCTCGCTGGGGCTCGAATCGCTGGACCCCGCCCTGGAACTCGGTCGCGAGTGCGCCTCGCATAGGTTCGTAGCGCCCCTCGCCTCGTCCGTTCTGGGCAGCAAGGTATTCCATCGGGTCCTGGTACGGATTTCCGCCACCGTTGGCAATGTTCCCGTATTGGTCGTAGATCCTCTGCTCTTCGTCCCAGACTTGGTTGCCGTTGTTTGTGATCCCCTCGCGCTGGGCCCGGTAGCGGGGGTCATCCCAACCTTCCTGGTCGATGACCTGTGCCGTGTTCGCTTCGCGCTGAGACCAGCCCATGTTCCAGGGATCCCAAGATGCACCCCGGTAAGCGTTGCCGCTCATCCGGTTGAGCATGTCGTTGGAGTAGGGGTCATATCGGCCCGGGTCCTGACCATACCGGTCAGCCCCTTCGGCAGTCTGCATCTCGCGGAGGTTCCAGCCCATGTTGTAGGGGTCGTCGAACCCGTCACTCGCCTGTCCCGTGTAGCCACCGTACTGGCCCCAGCCCCCGGCGTTTGCATCATCCTGCCAGGTGCGGTTACCGGTCCTCCGGAAGTAGTCTGCGGTTTCGTCGACGTCCCGGTCGAAGTCATTGATTCCGTTAAACCCAGTGGTTAACCCGTAGAGACTGTAGTCGTCGCCCCAGACGGGCCCTGAAGTATCTGGCTGGGTGTAGAAGTCCGAGTCTCCCGTGTCGTAATCGTAGTTGGGCCCAGCAGCAGCCCCGCCGCTACGCACTTGATTCCGGGGGTTCTCCATTCCGAGGGGAACTCCCCAATCGGAGTAGTCGATATCTGCGTAAAATGCCATTGGTTACCCCCTTAATCCAGCGAGAAGCTTGGCGAAGGTTTGCTCGGCGGCTTCTTCCTCGGGCTTGCGTGTTTGCCGAAGAACCTCTCCGCCGGCGAAGGGTTCCTTGAAGGCATTCGGATCTTTGTAGTATTCACCACCGGACTCACCGATCCGGTCCATCGCTTGCTGGAAGGTGGCTGGGTGCTGGCTGGCGAGGTCGCTTGTTTCGACACTCTTTCCTGGCACATGGTCGTATACCGGTCGGCGGCCCGAGTCAACGGTTCGCCCTCTCTGCCCCGGAGCCAGTTCACCTGACCCTGGCTCTGCCCACATATCACCATGAAGTTCCGTATCACTACCCCCCGTCGTCGGCGACTCCGTTCGAGCTCCAAGCCCGGTGAGCCCCTGCTCGTCAGCCCGTCCCACGCCCGGGACCCTACGAGTGACGCCCCATGGGCGGCCAGTCTGTGGGTTTACCGAACCGCTGGGAGCACTAACCCCAGGGGTATCGTTTCGAGGTCCGCCTCCACCACCACTACCAACGGTGCTCCCGCCGCTACCACCCCCAGGGCTGTTGCCGGTGTCGTTTCCAGTCCCAGTCCCAGTCCCAGTTCCAGTTCCCGTTCCAGTTCCAGTTCCAGTTCCGGTCCCGGTCCCAGTAGGTATCGGACCGGTGGGGCCGGGGGGAGGAGGCGAGGGGGGTTGGGCACTCTTCCACGGGGGAGTCGTATTGTTCTTGTCCCAAGGCGACCAAGCCCCAATCTTTTCGGTGTACCTATTGTCTTTGTCCGGTCCATACCCGACGTAGATATTGCTCTTGCTGTCCCATTCCCAGATGTTGCCGGAAGAGTCCTGGTAGGACGGCATCTTTTGCGTCGCCTGATTCGTGTTACCCGCAGTGATCACAGACTGAGCCTGCCTGGCGTCCAGGTCCCTGTACTCGTCGCCAAGAAACGTTCGGGCCTTCCCGTACTGTTTCCCACCAAAGATCAGGTCAGCCGCCGCCTGCTGCGTCCCGTACTGATTCGCAAGCTGTTTCAGGAGTGGACCGAATATGTCGTTTCCGACGTACGCCGTCTGGTTTGTGTGGTCCTGCTGCGCGGTTTGATCCGTTACCTGGTAGCCCATGCGTCACCTCGTCACTTCAAAGGGTTCGACGCCACCGGGCCCGTGGAAGAACTGGATAGCGTCGTCTAAAACTCGCTTTGCGTGCTCGTGCCCACCAACGAGGAACGCGACCTGCCGGACATACATGATAGCCGCATCCTTCATTGAGTAGGCCAGAACCTGCCTCGTTTTGTCGGGGTCGTCCTCGTGCTCGTTGCTCCATTCCCAGCAATCAAGAACCTGGGCAAGCGTCGCCGTGAGCACGTCCGCATGGGCCCGGAAGAATGGGTTCCTCGGCATCTCTACGCCGAGGGCTCGCATCACATCGGCGACCCGATCAGGCTTTTCATCGCAATCCGCGATGTCATCAGCCAGTTGGGAAGCCTTATAGAGGGCCAAGAGGAGGGCAGTTGCTGCCGGGTCGCCAAGAGCGTACTCTTTCAGCTTCACGTCAACCGGCGGCGGGATCTTCTGGAGGGAACCGGGCGGAACGAACTCGATGAACCCCTCGTAGCCATCCCCCCTGATGGGGTACTCCTCGTACCGGAACCCGAATTCGGCATCAGAGACGAAGTGGTCTCGGCAGGCATCTTGGATCAGCACATCGGGGAGACTGGTCACGTTCCCTTTCCATCCGCTCCGCCTGAACTCAAGGCAAAGTTCCATGTCCCCGGAGAAGTACCGGAGCCAAGCTCTATCACCTCTCCGGATCGCCGTCCACTTCCAGCCGTCCTCAAGCATGATCGGGCCCTTCTCGAACTCGTGCCAGACGGAGACGGGAGCATCCTCCGGATTCAGGCCGAACTGAATGACGGCTTCCGCGAACGGGTCAACCCAGTACTTCCTCCCGATGGCCCTCGGGATCTCGTGCCCCCCGCCGGGGCACACCATGAGTTCCTTGACCCTGAAGAGCGAAGACGAGTACCCAGTCTGCGAGTTCTCAGTGACGACCTTCCGTTCCTTCGTCTCGAAGTTGTAAGTCGTCGCATGGACTCGCCATGCACCCCTCCAGGTGAAGGCCGCATGGGAGAACGCAAGGTCCCCAATGAACCCGTGGATGTACCACCACCGCGCTTCAGCCTGGCTCACTTCTCCCCCTTACCGTACTGCGTCAAGTTGACCATCAGCCGAATCCGATCCTCCGGGTAGAACCCGGCTTGCTTTTCGAGCAATCTTGCGTATCCGTCGAGTTCCTGCGGGATGCAGATATGCGCCTCGCCAACCCCGGTCTGCTGGTGAATCCACGGGAGCCCGACACCGATGAGTTCCTTGATGGTTCGCCACCTCTTCAGCGGCGGCACCCTCGGGTCCACCATCAAGAAGCCCTCGACGCAGATCCGGCCGGAAAGTGCGCCGATGAAGGCGCCCTCTTCCTCCTGGACGACGGTCGAGTGTGTCGGCCAGAGATCTGGGTCCGAGAAGAAGTACTGCTCCCCATGCGCCTGCCGGAGGGCGAGGATTCGCTCCCTGTCCTCCGGCATGTAGAGGCGAACCGGCATCTCAGTACGAGTAGTTCGGACCTAGATCAGGTCCCATCTCGCCGCCGAGCCCCTGCTGCTGGGGACCACCTTGCTGCTTGTACGGGTTCCGGTAACCACGACGATACGGCGGCTGCATCTGCCCCAACGGCTGGCTCACCGAGCCGCCCTGCATCGTCCCACTTGCTGAGGCCTGCACCCTGGATGGGTCGATTCGCTGCTGCGC